TGATAGTTTGATGGGTTAATTATTTGATTGGTATATTATCCCCGCAAGCCGCTAACAATAGCATCATGTAACAACATACATTATAGGTTACCCGTTTATCCTTCCCCCGTGCTGGTTACGTTGTACCGTTGCCCCGTAGGTCTGTTTATGCGGCACGTTCTCCCCGTCGGTCTGGCGTTATGTTATAAAGTAACAATAGAAGTAGTAAGCTATGCCCTGAATGAGAGAAGTTAGTAAATTAAATTTCTTTAAGATTCAGTGAGTTATAAGAAAGCTAAAAATAAATAGTTGTCGCTCTTTCCTTTTATTATATAGTTGGCAATAGTTAATTGATTCTACCTAAGGAGTAACAAAAATGGCGAAAGTAATGCAGGCTATTAATCTGGCAAGTTATGCGCTAGTCGCCGCGATCGGTGTTAGTACACTGGTAACTTCTCTTTCTGATAAGGCTATCGCTAGTCCTGCTCCTGCAACTAATGCCGCTGACGTTTTCGCTAGTTCCATCAATAAAGGTTGGCTGATTTGTAACGGTGCGGATAGTGACACCAATCAAATCGTGTTAAAAGTTAAATTCAGTAACGTTTCCCGTGATGGTCTGGTCGTTAGTACCAAAACACTAGACAATCAGCCTAACAGTGATCTAGTTCTCAAGCGTACTGATAACGATCCTGAACTAGTTACATTTGGCACTGTACAACGTTACAGCCATGCGAAAGCTGTCACGAATCTGGTCAGTTATGGCCCGATGAACGAATCAATGCTTGCGACTACCGTTTATAATAACGCTGATAACGCTGTTTATACCGTTCACGTTAATTTAGCCAACTGCATTAAGGCTAGTAAGTAAATAATCTATTTTTTGGAGTATAAATAATGGCTATTAAAGAAGTTAAATTATCAAACGGCTTTTCTTGTTTTGTTGGCGAGCAATCTATCATGTTTAACACACTTGATGGTCAGATAACGTTACCTGTTATCACTTTTTGCAGGATGGAATATCAGCCTCTTAAAGATTGGCTAGCCTTTGCTGATTTTGAAATTACCCGCGATGATTTTCGTTCTATATATTTTGACGGTGGATTATCACTTGCTAACCTGCTAAATCATGGGCTGATTGAGGGTGATATAAATGGGGAATGATTATTTTTGGCGGTGCTTATTCGTCGTTACAGTGGCGTTATTCGTCGCTGATATGCTTTATTCTTACATCCTTTAATTAAAGAGGTTTATGGCTATGTGGTTTATTAAATTCATCATTAAAACGGTTGTAGGGTTTTTTCTGGTCGTTCTCCTGCTGGGTGTTTTACTATCGGCTATGGGTAATGCTTAAATCCATAGGACTGATCTTCCTTCTTTATTGTGCCGTGGTCATGCCTATGGTCATAATCTATCTGATGTTTTAAACCCTTCTTATAAGCCTCGCTATGAGGCTTTTTTCTTTTCTAAGGTGATTGTATACCTTACTCCCTTTTAGCTCGCTACAGTGCGTTTCAGGCCGCTTTTTATCGCTTTACAAGCCGTTTCCTATGATGTATCACGTGCGCCCGCTCTTTTACCTCCCTATAGTGAAAAAGTTTAAAATAATTTGCTTTACCCTATTGCAACCTCATCTGATTAATGTATACTTCATTTCATCGGGTACGATGTAAAACATACAAGGCAAGAAATTGCCCCGCTCTTTAAAAATCAGGCTAGAAAGTGAAAATACTTGAAAAAGAGTATTGACACCGGAAAAAGCCTGATATATAGTGAGCATAGTCAGCGATGACTTGAAAAATCCCGCTCTTTAAAAATATGATTTGTCTTACAGGTGGCGGGAACGTCATTACTATAAGGCGCTTAGTTGACCACTAGAATTGATTCCTGATTCATACGTGAACATGCGGACGATGAGCAACAAAATAAGCCTCATTTGTTCGATACTTTCAAATGGTCAATGCTTGAAAGCGCACTAGATTCCTAAAAGACAAATCAGACTTATCATCTTGCCCTTTCGCATAGATTCACGCGAGATAAGGGAAAAGAATAAAAGAAGATGATAAAAAAGAGGTTGCAAACGTGGTTAAGGTAGTCCATACTAACCACAAGTTAACAAAACAACGTTAACTAGTTCCCAAATCAACGTATCGCGGGAAAGGTGGCACATAGTGCAGCGGGTAGTTCGGGCTTAGGCGCCCCGTTAATGAACAAGTAAGCCTTTAATGATGTAGTGATTAGCAGACACTATAAAAGGCTAAACGCTCTTTAACAATATGAATCATGGGTTAAGCCTCATCGCTTAATCTTCAACCCAATAAAGCGGGTTGATATATCCTCCCAATAGCGGGAACGACGAAAAAGATTAAAAAAGTGATTGACGGCAAAAACAACATGGTCCATAATGAGCATCACTTGAGCAAATCACCGCTTCAGTGAAAAGCGTAACAACGGCTAACAGTTGCATAACGTGAGAAAGCACGTTGATAGATTTACCGCTCTTTAACAATTTAAACATTCTCCTATATCGGTTAAATATGCTGGAAGATAATAACCATCGGACAGCATACCAGATAAAACGGCGTAAAACTCCCTAAAATATCAGGGTAAACAGTTTTACATTCCCTTACTGGAAAAGTCACCACTGATAAACGGATTCATTGAGTACACGCAAAGGCTTAAGCTAATCGCCCACGGTTAAGGGTAGCGGCGGCCATCGCTAACATGGTGCTACAGTGAAAGAAGTTAATCAGGGTAGGCAAGTCCGACGAATTAACGCTCAATTGAGAGCGGCGGGGAGTGGTTAAAAAGTGGCAAATTGCTATTTAACAATAAGGTTTAGTGTGAACGTTTACGATGTGAACGGCTTGAGATTCATCATAAGATGAAAGTACATAGTCGGGTTATGTAGTAAACTTGCCGAAAGATATAAAACGTCGGAATATTAGACGGCTAATGACTCTTTCGCAATAACCTCCCGTAGTGGGCGATGGTTAGCGATTGAGAGTTAGTATAAAAGGATAGGCGAGAGCGAAAGCAAAGTAGACGATATTGCCGACGGTTACAATAAAGTAACTAATTAGAGTCGGACGCACTGCCTTATTGTGATGATTGATCATCGCTATCAGGTCGGCTTCGTTTATAGCGACTAATTAAAGATACCAGATGAAACATCACAGATAAAGGGGCGGCAAGGTTAACTTCTGATAAGACCGCCCCACTTATCAATAATTACTTAACAATGAGTGGATATTGATAAGTCAATGGCGACTTAAAAAGCTCATAGAGAGCGGGGCATAGTGCCCTTACAATTGAAAGGTGAATATCATGGCTAAAATTTTTAATCTGGTAAAAGAGTCTGGTTTTAACGCACTGGCTAACAACATTCGTAGCAATAACGCGGCGATTAAGCAAGATGTTTCTAATTTTCTGTTAGGTCATTTGCAGCACTTCCGCAGCAACGGTAAAAAGTTAGACGTATTGCAGGCGGCGGTCGATTTTCTGTTAACCGAGCGTTTTCGTGATATGGATGTGATCGCCACTGCAATCACTTTCCTGACTCCTGTCAAGTTTAACACCGATGCGGCAAACGGTCGTAAAAAGTGGATTAATCTGGAAGGTGAAGCGAAAGCGAAAGAAGATGCGAAAGAAGCGCAAATTAAGGCCAAAATGGAACAGAATCGCGCTCGCTGGTCGAACGCTTTCGAAAACTTTGCGTTAGGTCGTGAAATTGAAGTAGATAACCCTAACTTTTACAAGGGTTGCAATGACAACGTGGCGGCACACCTGCAAATCCCGGCGAAAAACAAGGAAGATTTTAACCAAGATATTTACGCTTTGGTTGAACGCTTAAATGCAATCCGTATTGAAGCAAAATTATTGGCTGATGAACGTAACGGCGCTACCAGTGATAATACTATTGCCCTGAGTGAAGAAGTAGGCAAGGTTAAGAAGTCTTTTGACTCACTCATCAAGAAAGTCACGGCTTCAACGGTAGCGATCTCTGATGATTATCTGATGAACGCATCAAGCAAGGAACTGGAATCACTGGATTCGTATGCCGATGAAATGGAATCCACCATTGCCAAAATGCAGGAGAAGTTAGAAAGCCTGCGCGGTCGTATCTCTTCAACGGTTGCTACCCGTACCGAACAAGCTGCGAAAGAAGAAGAGGAAGAAGTATTGCGTAAAGCGGCTGAGATTATGGCAGCACGTCAGGCAGCATAAGTAAGACAATTTGAATAAACATAAGGCGCTATCTTAACGGGTAGCGCCTTTTCTTTTATCAGTGCATTGATTCAGTGCATTAATCAAAGAATTTAATCAAAGGTGATGATCATGTTAATTACGCATACCACGATTTATAGAAACCTTGTCAACGGTCAACATTACCGCCTATCTAAAAAGTATGGCGTTGAGTGTAAATGTGTGATTACCGGTGAATGGTATCCGTCGCCAATGAAGATCGAAACGTTGGAACGTGAAGCGATCAGCTATATTATCACGCAAGAAACAACGTTAGGCCGTATCTTAAGAAAGTTGGGATTGAGAAAATGATATTCAGTAGCAATTTTGGCAAGTGTCCTATTTGTGAGAAACATCGCAGCACGGGAAACCATCGCAAATGCAGTAAGATATTACAGCGCCAACGTGATAACAACCATTGGGATACTGTACACACCAATCAGCGTAAAGAAGAAGTTAGGAAAATGGCTGTTAAAGCGTCCTTTGCTCAATCTACCCGTATTGAACACATTCAAAGGTATCAAGCATTATGATCACTAACATCTCAGAATTTAAGAAAGCTCCTTCCCGACTGTTAGGCCGTCGTGTTGTATATCTTTACAGCAATAAAGGTAAATGCACAACCGGAAGAATTACAACGGTGAGTAGTGCCAATAAGAAACTACTAAAATTATGTGTAACTATGGATGACGGTACAATCCTGCTACGCAGTTGGAAGTCATTCGGTTTACTTGATTAAGTTATTTGTTCAAGCCTATCGCCTTGATGGGCTTGCCCGATATAACTTATCACTAAAAGGAATAAGATTGTGGCTAAATCTAAAATCAGCATGAAGGGCGGGCGTTGTTTTTCTATCTCTGAACTGGAGAAAGAGAAGTCGAAGGCAACCAATCACGTCAGTAAGCGCAGTTTAAAACGTCGTGCTGCAAAGGCTGAGGCTGAATCCCATGTTCCTTCCAGTGTGGCAAAACGTGTAGGCCATCGTGTCCATCGTGCTGATGCGTTGTTGTTAGCTGATCATAAACGTTCTTTGTTACAGAGCGGGGGAGCTAAAACCGAAGAAGAGAAGAAGTTAGAAATCTTCTGTAATGGTCGCACCCGTGGTAAACAGAAGTTTAAGGGTAGCACGAAAGACCCGCAGGCTTTCCCTAAGACAAGCCAGTGTGCACCGGATGTTTTCTACGCTGATAGTCAGCATAAATGGGGAGTTGAAAAATACATTGACCCCATCAAGGAAGCGAGAGTGAAGTAAGCCTCTTCTCTGTACCAGTAGTCAACTACTATGACGCTCTTCTTGAGCGTCTTTGTGTCTGCCGCCTTTGTGCGGCTTTTTGCGTAGCTAGTGATGCCTAAAGGGAACTCCCTTTGTGAATCATTGGCATGGTTCAATCCCTATTGGATGGTCATTTGACCGGGCCTTTAACGAGGCCGCTTTTTTAAGAGTCTTTGCGAGGATTCTTAAATGAGTGAGGTCATGTTCACTCTTTCAGGTCGCCCCGTCTTCGGATGGGGCTTTTTTATGCCCGTAAAACAAGGGGGTAGTAAGTTCTGATAACGACAGCCCAGCTACTTTTGACATTGACTATTTATTATGAGGCAGGGAATCAGCCAACCGCTTGCAAAGCATTAGTAGCGGATACCGTAATAAACAGAATGTCACAACGAAAACTGACTGCCGAGCAGGTTATAAACCAACGAAACCAGTTCGAGTGGATACCCGTCTTATTAAAGAAGGAGAAACCTTTTAAGCGTTATGTAAAGCTGATTCGTGATGATAACCCTCTGACTAAGAAGTCAATCAGAGAGAGCGAGCGGCTTGCAAGACGTGCACTGAAGAAAGATTATGTGCCTTTGTACAGCGGTACACACTTTCAAAGTAAGAGTGAAGGGGTGCCAAAGTGGTATACCAATCCTATGTATTGTGGTGATTTAGTGTTCAATAATAGTGCCCGTGACTGATTCATAGGTGCCAAGATTGGCAAACTAAATTCCTTTATAAATCACCTACTTATGATTTTCTCTGCAAAAAGTGGTAGTGATTCGGAACCAGAGGTAATGACTGTATATAGACCTCTGAAAATTATTGATAGAAATTAAGTTTAGAAATAATAAATTCTAAATAATATTTCTTATAATATCTTACTTTAAGAGGATAAAGATATGACTTTAGAGGTTTATAAATTTCTTTTCGTACTCACTGTAACGATTTCTACTCTAGGATTTATTATTTTAAGAAATAAATCAGCAAGCTGGAAGCGTTGTTACGAGTTCCTTCTTAAGCTAGAGGAAGACTTTAATGATGCTACTCGACTTAAGCTGGCAAAGATGCAGGAGCAAATCGAAGCACGTAATGATCGTTTGGCTTCTTTGGGTTGGGAGATTAAGCGTATTCAAGATCTCAATAAGCAACTCACTGAAGAAATTAAACGCCAGAATGAGGAAACAGGAGATGCGCTCAAAGGTTAAAATTACCATTGGCGACACCGTTCGCCTTGTTGGTGGAACTATTACAGGTGTTATTCGTCAGAGAACAATAATTGATGGTGTTCTCTGTTATCTTGTTCAGTGGAATGGTGAGTCTTCCCCTTCCTTCGAACGTCGTACTGATTTGGTGTTAATCAAATGAAAATGAATTTCGAAATCATCCCCAAGCCTAAACAAAATAAGTTAACTTTCGGTGACCTCTCTAATGGGGACATCTTCAAGTTTCAAAACCCCGATGGTGACACCTTTTTCTGGATGAAGGTATCATCTCAATATTCATCGGCAATGCAATTAAACAACACCTCTGATATACTTAAGGTTTCTGCGGACGCTGAAGTCTCTAAGTATGAATACAAAATTGCTATCGAGAGTAAGTAATGAAAATTAATCTCCCATCTTTAGTTGTTACTAAAAAGCTCAGCGATCTACGTCCGGGTGACGTATTCCGATTACAAAATAACACTGAACACCTCTACCTAAAGACAGACACCTATGTGCAGGGTATGCGCCGTGTCGTTGGTCTTGGTCAGGGGACTTTGTTCCAGATACCTGAAGATCATGAAGTTATCTCTGTACCTAATGTACAAGTAACGAATATTGGTGGTTAAATGAAGATTGATATTGATAAAAAGCAAAGCGTCACAACTCTTGGTGATGTAAAGCCGGGAGACGTTTTTCAGTTTGACAGAACTGGAAGCAGTTATTATATGCGTACAGCTTGTGGTGGTGAAGTCACTGCTTATTTTGTTAATCTCTCTACCGGTAAGGTCATTGGAGAGATGAAAACAGCAGCAGTTAAACTTGTGCCTAACGTTCGACTAACTAATAAGTAACATCGACTTATAGCCCTTGTGTTTATCAGAGGGCTATGTGAGGATGTTCCTCAATTAACTATAATCTCAATGCCATATGGCTCACCGCTAGGGCGAGACTTGTCTCAAACATCCGGTGATAGACTAAAACCTGTTTAATTTTCGAATGGCATTCCGATATGTAGGGGTATGTATCGGTTTGGGATAGAGAACAATCTAGGGGTAGAGAGTTCTCGACAGTTTGTACAAGCGGAAGCCTTAACGTGTAGGGCTTCCCTTTATATTAACTGGCAATCCTGCCTCCATTAACAAAGAGAGAACGTTATGAAAAAGACAACCAAACGTATGAACCGTCCTGAACGTATGGATGCAGTAGCAAATGGTGCTCTGAAGATTGAGTCTGCCATGCTTCGTCTGACCACTAACATCCGTAAGCGTCAAGGTGATTGGTTCTATGGCGGCTGAGCATGATGTTGGTATCCGTGAGATTATTCGTCTTGCGATAATTGACCATCCTAACAGTCGCGATGGCCTGTTGTTACAGGTTTCTAAATGTCTCAATTGCGATCGGGATGTAGCAAAAGAATTATTCTATGCATTCCTATATAATGCAGAAGATCGCTTCTTGAATAACAAACTGCGTAGTGCTTAATAAGAGGCTGCCCTTCGGGGTGGCCTTTGTTGTTTTAATTAAGGGATAACTCTTACTTAAACTAACAAGAGAGGTTGATATGTTTAATCGTTTATTTGACCGTAAAGGTCGCACTGACATACTGATACCCTCTATCGGTGTGCCAGCCAAGTTCGGTGAGATACGTGCTGGTGATTTCTTCATGGAATCAGGGCGTCTTCATCTGAAGATCAACCTTGAACACGCTGTTGAAATCCTCAGTGATGACAAGCCAATCATAGGCACTTCGGTGTACAGTGCAAACCATACTGTATTTGTTGTCAATGTTCAGATTGAGATTAAAGCGCCATGAAGACAAATTTCCGAGCAGCAGTTATTACGAAAGTAATAGCAGTTGGTGATGTGATGATGCAGGTTCCTCTGAACACTCGTTACATTGCCATTGATCGAATGGGTTATGTGTGGGCTTGGAAGTGGAAGCCTAACTATAACGAACTGTTCGACGAATACCAGTGCGCTGGGCCTTACATGCCAACGTTGGTTGGTGTGTATGAAGATGGTCCTTGTCGTGCTCCTCAGTTAATTGAACTACCGGCGTGTGTTTAATATGATTACGTGGATAAAGCGTGTCTTTCATTGTCATGATTGGAAGATTATTGCCACCCGTCCGCTGATCTGTGGAGATTCAAGGGGCGTACGTTACGATATCCAGTGTAAAGTGTGTGGTGAAGTTAGTCATCGTGACATAATCTAAGGAATCGTTATGATTAAATGGTTCAAACGTTTCTTTCATTTCCATGAGTGGGAAGATCTTTCTACTTATGAACTAAAGGTTACACATCGTATTGCTGGAGGAGAGCAGCAAGGGTTGCGTATCTACTCCCGCTGTAAAGTGTGTGGTAAGCACAAGAAAACAGATTTGATCTAAGAGGTGTTATGTTCTTTCGTAAGAAAAAGCCCGAAGATTCTGGATGTAAACACGAGTGGGTGATCACTGAAAACTTACATATCACTCACGCTAAAGACACTCCAGTTGAAGCGAAAGAGTCTCGTGTATCTCGTGTCTGTAAACGCTGTTTGAAAATAGAACAGCACAAAGTCCCCGGTCATATCTATCACGATGTGGCCTTGCGTATCTTCAGTTAAATAAATCCAGAGGTTAATGTGAAACAAAAGCATTTTATCATCTCAACCTTACTACTAATGACAACCATTGGTATCATCTCTGTTAATAGTGCAGAGATTGGAGTTAAGTATCAGAGTGTTCAGCAATGCACTCTTAAAGAGCATAGCTTAACTGGTATCAAAGAATCTAATGGTATGGTAAGAGATGGGCTTCTGTTTGTAGAAACAACTTCTGGTAATCGTGTCATGGCTACTGATGGCAAAGAAACAAAGTATGCCTACTTCCCTGATACAACAGGCTACTACACTTTTGAAGATAAGGATTGTAAGAAGTCTTTCTCCTTATAAACAATTCAAGCACCCTTAGCTCAATGGATAGAGCAGCGACCTTCTAAGTCGTTGGTTACAGGTTCGAATCCTGTAGGGTGCACCATATGTCCCTAAGATGCTTGCGTACTCCTTCGGCGCCATACAATAGCCTATAGGTCTGTATGGGGTCGTTGGATAAGATACGGCATCTTGGGGCTACCAATCAACGTAGGAGGGTATATGACCCCTGAGTTTAATAAATGGTTTGATGATATCTTCACTCCTCGTTTGTTCAGTGAAGAAGAAAGAGAAGAACTCAAAATCTACACTTGGATGGCTTGGCGAGATAGCCGCCGTAAGGCGCTTCAGGAGGGATCATGAGCTGGGGTGGTGTAATTACCTTAACCTGTATCTTTATCGCCTGTGTAGCTCTTACAGGCTGCGTACAGCATCGTCCTGATGGATGGTGTGCATTATCGGTAGAAGGTGTCTGTGTTTCCCGTTGGCACAGCGGGGAGAAGATTCCTAGTGGTGAAATTGATATGCGTTATGCTGGTGCTTCTTGTTCCAATGGCGGTGCTGTTGACGAGAAGGCTTATGCAAAGCGTGATATGGCTACCCAAGGTGATTGGTCACGTTATGACTTCATCTCCCGTGGTGAGCTGTGTGGTGGCTCTGTGACAACAACAGGTAAGGAGTGGTGATATGTCCGGTCATTATTCTGATACGAAAGCTCTACTTGAAACAGCAGCTCAAACTTCATGCCAACAGCAAGTAAAAATGCTGTTGGTTGATATCCGTAATCTTCGTTGGCTTATTAAAGAAGGCCATCTCGGTAACGCTGCCTACTACAACGTTAAAGATATCCTTCGCCGCCAGCACTTCCTTATCCACGGAAACGTGGTAACTCGCAACTATCAATGGAACGGTGAATGATTACAGCAGCGTATGTCCTCCTGATTTATGTTATTGGTTGGTGGTTAGCAGCCATTGTAGTTAAATGGTGCTTCAAAACCAATACACTCTACAACTTCTTCCATTCCTCATGGAGTGGTAAGCCTGATGAATATTCTATTTGGACGGTAATATTCTTCTGGCCTTTTATGCTGATCTTTATCCTCTTCTTACCTTTCCTTATGTTGATAGGCTGGGTAATGGATAAGGTGACAGTCTTTATTACTAAGTAATATCGTGAAGGATTCTTACGAGAGTCCTTTGAGATAGGACTTCAGATCTCCTATCAACTAACCGCTCAATGTTGAGCATTTTAATCACATAAGCCCCTCATGGGCTGGGTTTAATGCCGGTAAGCGTTTTACGCTATCCACTACAGCATCGGATTGTTAGGTCTTACATGCAACATTAATTAATAGGATATGGGAGGATTCGTCCCCTCCCCCTATTTATGAAAGCATTCTTCCGAGAGTTCTTTCATAAATTGGTCCATACTTTACAACAAGGTAAGAGGGTTATGCCGGTAACAGTCTGGAAAACAAAGCGACACCTTAAATCTATTCAGATGGAACGCAAAAACGAACTGAGGGTGACTTATGAGAATCTAGTCTACTCAGTGCGTTATCACCGTCGTCTGGTTAGAATCGTCAAACCGAGTGCATTCGGTACTGATCACTGGTATAAAGTTACCAATGCATATCGAGATGCAGTTAATGTTCTTGAAGAGTTCGTAAACTCTCACAAATAAAGGTGATGAAATGAAAGTTAACATGCCAGCAGGTAAAAATTCAATACCCCTCAGTGCTTTGCGACTTGGGGATTGCTTTATGTATCCTAACAGTGAAGATGGTGATTTATACATCTTGCTGTCTACCGAGTTCTCAACTCGACTCTGCATTAAAGGTGCGGATGAGCACAGACTCGTAGCCTGTCTTAACACAGGCCGAGCGACAGCGCCTCGTAAAGATGTTGCTGTTATTCCTATCAAAGCTGAAGCAACTATTAAGGAGTAAGCAATGGCTCTGACCATTAACAAAACTCGTATTGCGGATATTCCTCTAATGGTGGCAGGTGTTTCTATCGGCTCTTTCTTTACTTTGAAAGAAGATAAAGAACAAACCATTTACATGAAAGTAAACAAAAGCTCTAATGGTTGTGAATACCACCGAGCTGTGTCGATGCAGAGTGGATATGTTCGTAATATGGCATCCAATATGCCAGTTGGTGTTGTATTTGAATCGGCAACTCTGGATTTAGTGGAGAAGATTAGTGAAACATAAAGATGATCCAAAGTATGTATCACTATTGGATGCAGTCCTTCTCTGCACGTACTGGCTCCTTATTGTTATTGGGGTCGTGCTAGGGTTATGTGGTATCATACAATTCTTTATGTACCTGCAAAGAGTGTTAGATATCACATTAGCTAACACTATAATCCTTGCAACTCTCGGTATTATTGCTTTCTGTGTGATTGTCTTCTTCGTTTGGTTATCTATGAACGACGACTCTACACACACCTTCTACTGACAGGAGAAAATCAGTGAGAAAACGTGCCTACTCTGAAGAAGAAATGGTTAACTTGAAAGGCTTCGGTCAACGACAGCCTGATGGTTCAGTTATCTGGTACATTAACGGACAGAAAAAGGCAAGTAAATAAGCCCTCTTCTCTCCTCCCTTTAGCTACTATGACGCCTCTCTTTTCGGCGCTGTTTTGGAGCTTCAAAAATGGCTGGGAAATTCCCCAACGTAAGCAAGAAATTGGCTTACTTAACGTATAAAGAAAACATTGATCTTCTGGTCAAGCTTTATCCGGCTTCATTCAACAAGCAATTCCCACTTCCTTTGGAACTTAACATCCATAAGGAAATCGCCCGCAAGACTGGTTGGTCAGCGGAGAAAACAAGCATGGTGCTTAACATCTGGACTACTCGTATGGAGTACGTGATGATGGCCTGTAGCACTGGTAAGCGCTTCAAGCTGCACTCTGTAGCTATGAAGATTCGCAGCCCTATTGACCCTGAGCCGATGGCTGGGTTCAGCAGTCGTCTGAAAGCTTTCCGTGATCGTGGTCGTGTAGTGAAGTTCAAGCACGGTTTCTCGTACAAGTTTGGATACGAAGCGTTCCAATTCGTTGTTTAATCTCTCTTTAATTTAAGGTAATAAAAACATGTCTAAAGTTAGCGCAATTGATGCCATCCGTCAGCCGTTCCAGTTTGAATCCAAGTCAACTCAGACCCAAAGTGAACCGCGTCAGATTCGTCTGGGTGGTACAGAGAAGTCTGTGTTTGATATTGCGAAAAACAAAAGCGTGACCATCGTCGAAGGCGGCGAGCTGGTTAATGTTTCCCACCGTATCCGCACTGGCAAAACTGCCAAAGATCGTGCTAAGAAAGGTCTGTAATGCAAATTGCTAATAAAACCCCTCCTGAATCAATTACCCAAGTAAAGGATATGTCACCGGGAGATGTATTTCGTGCAACGGAATATCCGGGGGATTTCTTTATTCGAATCCCCTCAGCATCTGTTGGTGGTATCGCTAAACCGGTAACAGCAGTTCAGCTAAGCACAGGCCATCTCTTCCGTTTAGAGATTGACATGGTTGTGATTCCTGTTCCAACAGCAATCCTACGCTTCGACGGAGCCACAGAGTAACATCTATAGCCCTTGTGAGTATCAGAGGGCTATGTGAGCTATTCTGGCTCAACTAACCTAAACTTAATTTAATCTTACCCGTATGGGGCCGATGCTAGGGAGAGGAACAGTCCTCGAACATCCGTCGGATAGAATATTTTAAGAGCAGGTTATCCACAGATATTGGGTGATATCTATTTAATTGGCCTTAAAGCTTGGCTCTCTTAGGAGAGTCCTTTTTTAAGTTCAAAGAAGAGGTTGTATGGATAATAAGTTGAAAGTTAAGTTCTTATTGGCAGCAATCTTTATTTGCTTAGCCACCGTGGGGTTTGCCCGTGTGACTTCCTTTGTATCTTGTGAATTAAGCAAGAACAACAGAGGGTCTTATAACTGGCTTACCAATCAATGTGATAAACAGGAGAAGTTATGAACCTACGCCCCATCAAAGGCCATGTGAACCTGTCTACGCTGCATAAAGTAGCAAATGATTTGGGTGGCATGGACGAGAATGATTTGGAGCAGCAATTGCTCTGGATTGCTCATGGCATCAAGGCGGCAAAGGCCAAAATGGCTCGTGCACAAAGCAAGTTAAAGGCGAATAAATATCTTATTCGTCGTCGTAATACCTTACCTCAGGATGTGGTGAGTTTGGCTGTGGCAGGATACAATGCAGCAGAGGTAGAACTTCAGGAAGCAGAATTCGAAAAAATGCGCTTCCAAGAAAACTACCGAAACTTCCGTAGCATTGCCTACATTCGCAAATCTCTGGGCCTTCTGGTAGCAGAGTAAAGAGGTAAAAGATGTTCCCTGTAACACTTCAAAGCTGGAAAGAATCAGAAGATGTTGTAACCGTCTGGCCTCCTTGTTATGGTTTCCTTAAAGCAGGTTACTATCAGGGTGGTGATTATGATGAAGATGATGAAGACGATGATCCTGACTACTACAACACGTATGACAGCAACTACGGCTGGAATATCCGCATCAAGGTGTGGAGTAAAAATATGATGGTTCGTCAAGGCACTGCTGAAGAGAACGTTCTTGAGAATATGTTGCCTATGTCTGAAATCAAGTATATCTGGAACTCCGGAACACATCTTCCAGCTCACGGTGTAAGACGTTATGGTGATACTGAATATATCGCTACTCAGTATTTCCGTGAAGGGTTAGAAAATGAAGACCCTCGTCCTCCTTCTCATGTGGAAACATGGGCAGAAGAAAACAACCGTCCTGACATCACTGATCGTGTTGTTATGGAAACCTTTGCAGCATTTATGGACAAAGACTCTGACTCATGTCTGGTGTGGCATGAAGTGGGGTTCATGGGTGTTTGCACTGATGGCTGTCCCGCTGATCGTGCTCTGTTCTATCTGATGTTGAATCGCACATTCTATACAGATGATGAAAAATCTGCTGTGTATGAAATGTTGAACAAGATGTATAAGAAGGGCTGGTCTCCTTTAGCCTCTCTTGCATTCAGCCGACTGATCAACTCTTCAGTGAATGTATTCGGTAACGAACGTGTTGCTTTAACAGGGAATGATTACGATTCCTGTATCTTCCAAGCATCTCTGTATACAGTGGGTGTTGGTAGTACGATGATTGAGCCTCGCCAGACCAAATGGCGACAGTGTGAATACACTGAAGGTGAAGGCCACCTGCGTGATGAAGACTTCTCCAGTCTGATCTATCGCAGTGAAGGTGTTCGTGATTGTCGAGTGAACAACTCGATGTTCTTGCCAATCCTTTTGCCTCAATATTGCCATCTGTCGGAAGATACCCGCCCAATCATCACAGAAAAGTCACTCTTGGTTGAATTTATCCGAGAGGTGGCTGAATCTGAAACATCTTTTGCTAAAATTGTGTTCGGTTATAACTGGAACAATGAAACAGCTTCAGCTCGAAGCTACAACATGTATAACATTATCAGTAGTATGTCCAATGGACTGACAGGTAGTAATTATACAGTACGTCCCTCAGAAGAGTGGGAAAACATTTTGGAAAAATTATTCTTCAATAAATAGAGGCGAATATGTCAATCTCCGCATCGACTGCTCCGGTAACACCATCAGAGGACTTTGGTGAGTCAGTGTTCAGAGGGCGAGCTTGTTTTGGTACTTTCAACTGTCAGCATATGTATTCTGTTACAGACATTAATGGCGACAGTATCAATCTCTCAAGCCTTCGTGATAGAACTTCAGAAATTGGAGTTATTAACTTCTGGCCTCACAACTTTTATAGCACACCAGCTAAAGATATCGAAAGAGCTTTAGTTGAAGCAACAGACATTTTTAACTCAATGTCTTGTTATAAAAACATGTTCTCTGTCACTTCGGTGAACTCAGTTGCCGTGAACCTTCGAGACCATCCAGCAGACAAGGTGTTTACTGGATTAATGACCCTCCGGAGTTATCTGGATGGGGATTTTATGGGAATGGAGTTCCTTCAGGAAGGCGTTCAAGACAAGGAAGAGTTACTCAAGCGACAACGAATCGGCTTAGCTTTACGCTTAGCTGGTTTAAGTCGTAACTTCTTTGGTCGTTGGGATTATTCACATGATGTGGATACTGATGATGAATCAGCAGCGACCTATTTTACCGGTGAAATGAGTGCAATCGCATTTTTGCCACTGGTCTGTTCAACTGATGAATTTTCTGAAAACGTATGGGTTCAGAATATATTTGGTATTGACGCTAACAGAGATGGTTATGTACGAAACCATAATGACGGAGTTCTTCGTAGTATGGCCCGTCGTCGTGACCAAGACCCTGACTATTATGAAAGTATGAGTGAGTGGTTACGTCTCTGGTCAATGTGTGCAGGCCATAAACGTGAAGTATTAGATCAGCGTATGGACAGAATTACTGTTCGCAGTTTTATTGAACGCTTGATGCAAGCAGTACCTTCCTCAATGACACCAGAAGAAGCTGGTGCCCGTGTTGTTTCCCTTTTTGATGAACTTGTGGAGTATTACAATGACTAAGCGTGCTTTCCTTATTGGTTCTGACCCTGAAATGTTTGTTCGTACTGCTTCTGGTGTTATCACCTCTGTGGCTGGTAAGCTGGGCTGTTCTAAAGATAACAAAATCGATCTGGCCCCTGATGTTCGTCTTCAAGAAGACAACGTTCTGGCTGAATTTGATATTAACCCACAGAAAGGGTTTGAAGCGTTTGATGATAACATCCAGCGTGGTATTGATCTGACCAACAAAGTTCTCCATGAACGTGGTATGGAAGCTGCGCTTGGGATTAGCTCTCATGTGTATACTGCTGAAGAGCTGGAATCATTCCACCCGTCAGCCTTCGTATTTGGCTGTACTCCTGATTTCAACGCCTTCACTGGTCAGAAAAACCCATCTCCGGTAGCGACAGACAAAGGTCTGCGTACCGCTGGAGGTCACGTTCACCTCGGTGTTACTGGTACACTGGAAATTAGTCGTCAGACTCAGATGATGCTGGGTGTGCTGTGCGATTACTTCCTGTCACTTCCAGCGGTTGTGATGGACAAGGACACTCGTCGTAAAGAACTTTACGGTAAGGCATCGGCGATTCGTTATAAAGATTACGGTATTGAATATCGTTCTCTGTCGAACTTCTGGATTGGTGAACAGTCCACTCGTAAGTTTGTTTACGATCAAGTTGATAAGGTTATTCAGGGCTGTGACATGGAAATCCTCATGTCTCTGCACTCCCGTTTGCCTATCGAAAAGCTTCACAACATCATTAACAGCAATGATGTTAAAGAAGCGGATAAGTTCTCCTCTCAACTTCAGATTATCTAAGGTGTTATCGTGAGCCTGTTAAGAGATTTTCAGCATTATTATTGCGGAACATGGATTGCCCAACGCGCAGAACGAGGGATTAATCTCCCTCTGTATGTGCTTAACGTAACCCAACCAAACCGCTTTGGGGAAGACGACTTCTCTCACGAAGCCGAAATGGCCTTAACCTTTGAAGTTGAACGCTGGTCTAAGAACTCCGAAGGGCAGTTTGAGCGACAGGTTGTTCAGGGTATTCCTGTGTTTGATCAGAGCCTGATTCTGGAATCTCCAGATGTGGGCTATCTGCAACATGGTAACAACATGGTAAGCTGGACTCATATCAACCCTGTTCGTCAGCGAGCTAAGGGTCTGATGGGGAACAAGCTGCGTGGTGCACCTCCTTCAATGGGACGTTCGATTCCAGGAGAGCTGGTGTATAACCTGTTCAACCCTGACTTTGAAGGTCTGGTTACTCGCTTCATCTATATTAACCCTGTTGATGGTAAAGTTTACTACAAAGGGGCTTTTGTAGGTCAAGTTGATCTTTCTGCTGGTAACGGCGACAATGGTCGTCAATCTTTAAACCTTCTGGAGAAGTTCAAGCATATTTCTTCAGATCTGTCATCATATAATGTAGAGTTGGTGGAAACGTTATGACAACCGTAGCACAAGTTTTTGGATACCGTAATGCTCGTCTGGCTGAGCCGCACCCAAGCATCGCTTTTCAGTGTGGTATTGGCATCGAGCTGGAAGTTGAAGGAACCTCTGAAATTGATGCAGATCTTTGGGTCTGTACTGAAGATGGTTCACTTCGTGATGGCTGTGAGATGGTTTGTGCACGGCCTTACAACGGTGTAGAATTGCTTAGTGCTATTAACAATCTGAGTGAAGCAGTACAAGACTCTGAAGCTGAAGGGACTTGGCGCTGCTCTACTCACGTTCATATGGATATGCGTGACGCTGATAGTAATATCCTGAAGAAAGTAATTCTTGGATGGACGTTCTATGAAAAGATGATGTTCAAATGTTCTGGATATCATCGTTATCGTAGCAACTTCTGTCCTGCCTTTGCTGTTGTTCAAGCACAGGTAATGAATGCTTCCTCAGCGTTCAACCGAGATGGTGAAGCCTTCTTCAATACTCTTGTTAATAGCTGGGACAAGTACACCTCCCTTAACCTATTACCTCTGGCTCAGTTTGGTTCTGTTGAATTTCGTATCTCAGAGCCAAAGTGGAAGAAAAGCCAACTCCTTAATCTGGTCAACCGCTTCTTGGTTCTTAAGAAACTGGCTGTTGAGTATGCAGATTTGGACAATGAAGCATATGTTGAGAAACTGAATGAGCTACGCTTCGCTCCTATGATTCAGTATCTGCCTCTGGACTACACACCTAATGATGATGACCTGACTGGTGGTTATCGTTTGGCTCGTGATATTCTGTTCTGTCGTGAACATTCTGTTACTCTGGTTGGTCGTGTTCGTGTACAACAGACTGGCCCTGATGGTGAAGTCCTTATCAACTTGCGTGATATGGGTGACTTCTATGGTTTCTTGGGATATGTTCGTGGTAATGCCAACGCTGTCTATGAAGAGATCATGACCTATTACACCCCTCAGATTGAAAGCACTCGAATCGCAACGGTTCGTGAAATTCGTCACATGTTTGCATTGATGCGTGAATCGGGTAGCAGTGATGATAACGTCACTGGTTATATTCCAGACCATCTGGAAATGCAATTAGAACGACTGCTGTAATACAATGGGCGCTCTGATAAAGGGCGCATTTAAAGGTTAATTAGATGAAAGGGTTTACCCTTCAGGTGGATTAGAAAATTTGTGGTATCGTATTAGCTGGGGGCAACATGACCTCCACAGACTTAGACGTATTCAACCAGCTTCTGTATGCCGGAGTCTTCCGTGGTCAGCACTCAACTGGTGTGTTCGGTCAGCGTAAAAGTGATGCAAGAGTGTTTTCTTATAAAGAAGCACTTCCTTCTTATGCTTTCATGCTTCAGACAGAGTACACGAATATTACTAAGGGGCTTACGAACTATGTAGTTCCTCCAGCGTGGATTGTTGGTCATAGCCGACATGCCACTCGTGGCGCTGTCAATGCTCGAAATGCTCACCCGTTCTCTCATGGTGACATTACTCTGGTTCACAATGGTACATTGATGGACCAAGAGCTGTTACCTGACCATAAGAACTTCGAAGTTGATAGCGAAAACATCTGTCATTCAATCAACACCATTGGTGCAGCAGAGACTATCCAGAAGTTGGATGGTGCGTTCACTTTAATCTGGCATGACGCCAAAGACAATACTCTGCATATCATTCGTAACGATGAACGTCCTTTCCATCTGGCCCGTTGTGGTCTGGATTGGTTTGGTGCTTCTGAAGAAGATATGTTGATGTGGATTCTTAATCGTTCCAAGTCACACAAGAACCGTATCAATGATCACTTTGAGTGTAAAGTGGGAACTGAATACATCTTTGATTTGTCTGGCAACCGTATGACTCTGACTCAAGAGGTGGAGCACAAGCTTCCGGTTTTTACGGTAACGAGTCGCTGGGGCGGCTATTACTCGAACTCCTCACTATATCAGAGCCAACAGACAAACAAATCAAGCAGCAGCACAAGCGACATTTACGGAAACAAAGACGACAAGCCCGGCGTGACAAGCGGAGACATTCGCCGTCGTAAAGCGATTGAAGATCAGAATAAACTGGCTGCCGATCGTGGTCTTCCATATCGTCGTGATGGTCGTGTGGATATCATCCCTCACGAGTTCCATGCTTACAACAACACTGACCGTGGTAAGATGGTTGGTTATATTTATGATGATGCTGCTCAAGAATATGTTGAGGGTGATGTTCATAATGTAGCCAAGAGTGAGTACTTGAAGGCTCTCGAAAACCCAAAGGTAGTGTATCGCGGGACAGTTGCTTGTATCTCCGAAGTGGACAGTATGATTCGCCTCGTACTAACTTCAGGGCTGTTTGTTGACGCTACCGATAAGGAGCCTCAAAGCACCACCGCTGATTTTGATGATGATATCCCTTTTGACTTAGAAGACTCCTTCATCACTAAGAATGGTGTAGAAGTCACTCGTAAGTTCTGGGAATCACATTCTCACGGTGATTGTGGTGGTTGTGATAAGCACATTGATTGGAAAGATGCTAAGAAAGCTGTGTTCGCTTACCAAGCATATTGGCATCCGGCCTGTTTCGAAGCACTCTCCAAACCATCTGAAGAAGATGAAGACATTCCTTTGGGTGTCTGTGCTGTGTGTGGTAATGTTAAAACTGATTTCGAGTTTGATAATGAAATGAGTAAACTGCGTGGTGAAGACATTTGTTATGTCTGTGCCAAAGAAATCAAAGACAAAGTGACTAACACTACATTGTCTGAAGGTTACATTTGGACTAAAGCAGTTGACACAACTAACCCACGCCGCCCTGAAGTAGCAGTTCGTGTTGATCAGCGTATGCTTAGCCGGATGATTGTAATGGTCAGCTCAGCTAAACGTTCTGGTGACATTGAATTGTCTGATGTTCCAAACTCTTATTTGGAAAAACGTGGTGGCGATACCTATGCCATCTCTGTTTATGGTCCAAAGAATGCCCCAAAGGAGGTGCCCGCTGAGAAAGCGGAGACATTTCCAGAAAAGCAAACAACTCTCCGAAAAACAGTTGTCAGTTACGACGGACAACGAACAGCTGAGTTCACAAAAGCCCTCTGGACTTCAATTGGGTTTTGTGCAGTCTGTTATAAACAAATTCCGTGGCGTGATGCAGAAATTTGCTCACTAAACAAAGAAAACAGGGTGATCTGTAATTCAGATTACTGTAAAGGTAAACATTAAGAGGTGAAGTTATGGAAGTTCGTAAATTGATGTTGGATAACGTTGTAACTACTCGACGTATCCCAATGACAAGCACAGGATGTGATAACCTTCGAGCCATTCAGAAGTGGATGCAAGAAGGTATTGGGAAGCTGGTTGACTCTCCAGTTGAAATCCCTTTTCCAACCGTTATTAACAACGTGTTGGCTGACTACGTGAAAATGAAGGGGATTAAAGTTGAGCCTCATGTCAAGCAAGGGAGCTAAGCCTCACCTGACAATGCTGGAGTATCAACAGCTCCGACTTCAACAAATGGTGACGGAGCAGCGAAAGCTGTATCCGTTTGCTTTCAACCTAATTGATTCACCAAACGATGACCAAGAAGACGAAATGTTCGCCGAGTATTGGGCAATCGAAGTTAAAATTCAATCCTGTCGTAACGAAATTCTTAAACTAAAAGGTATCTAAAATGACTACTCGTATCCGTGTTCTTCCGTATGGCCCGTCTGATTCTGTTAACGCTCTGGTATCTGCTATCAGTGATACTATCCGTGATGAACGCATCAATGCTAACGTGATGGGTCTTCTTTCAGAGAATAGCCGCTGGCGTTCTCGTGAAGGTGATGTGGTTGTTAACTACGGGAACCGTCGCTATCCTGAATCATTCTTTGGTTCTGCAACCGTCCTTAACCGTACCGCAGCCTTACATATGGCAGCGAACAAACGTCGTGCTTTCAGCGTGATGGGCCAAGCAGGTGTTAAAACTGTGGAATACACAGATGTTCAAGAGACTGCTCAAGAGTGGTCAAACACTGGTAATATTGTGTATGAGCGCCATGAGCTGACTGGTCACTCTGGTTCGGGCATTGTTGTTGTAGAACCGGGTGATGGTCTTGGTCGAGCTGAACTGTACACTAAAGGCATTCAAGGCCCACGTCGTGAATGGCGTGTCCATGTGTTCAAAGGTGCTATCACCTATGTTCAGAAAAAGATTCGTCGTAACGGTTATCGTGAAGACCCTAACTATCGTGAAGATGTTCGTAACCATCACACTGGTTGGGTTTACTCAAGTTCCTTCACAGACGTTCCGAACGATGCCTCTCTGATCAACGCAGTGAAAGCTGTTGAATCAATGGGTCTAGATTTCGGTGCAGTTGATATCATCACCAAAGGTCAAGAAGCATGGGTACTGGAAGTTAATACAGCACCGGGCCTAACTGGCACAACTCTGGATATCTACCGTCACAACATCCTTGAGTTTGTTAAAGCTCAAAACCCTCTCTATACTCCTCAGTATAAAGTAGTTTACCAGACTCCTGTTGAAGCTCCAATCGAAGACGGAGACGGTGAGTTGGTTGCTGACAGTGAAAGTGCTGACGATGAAAACTTTGCACTGGAAGGCCAAGTAGCACAACCGGTTGATTCAGTTGATGTGGTTCCTGAAGAAATGCAACTGGAAGGTCAGATGAATACTCAAACTATTCGTAATGCACCTACTGGTTATACTTTGTCTCGTGGTTACTGGATTGCAAATATTCGTCATGTTTACAACAACCTGCAACCTAATGCAATGTCTGCCAATGTCATTCTGTTCTGCGATGGTCGTAACTTCTACCGCAGTGGTTGGAACGTTCCAGTCCATCCAGCACAGATTAATAACCCTCGTAAGTTAGAGTCTGTAACTGTTGAAGGTAGTGAAGTAGCAGTAACTCTGTAATTAAAAAAAACAAAAGGAATTTGTAATGTTGTCTATCGAAGATTTGATCAGTCGTGGAATGACCGAACAAAAAGAACCTCTGATTGTTGGTTCTCGTAAAGCTATTAACCAACTCTGTGAAGAGTTTGGAATCACAAACAAGAGAATGATTGGTAATCAGTTCTCTGCAATTGTCACCTTCCTTAAACGAGGTGATAAATATTCAATGGAATGTGTTGAGCGTATCATCGCAATTGCACAAGAAGATAAGGGAGTAACAACTCTGTGAATAAATACACAATCATGTTTCGTACAGTAAACTCAGAAGGTAATATTCAATCTCTAGATATTCAAGCAGAGCGTTTTGAATCGCTTGGAACAAGTGTTAACTTCTTCCGAGGAGTGGAGTTGGTAGGTACATTCCAATCTGATGTGTTGACTGGTGTGATCAAACACTTCGAAGTAGAATAATTTGCTTTAGCCTCTTCGAAAGAGGAGGCTAGTTCGAATTTAACTGGAGGTTGTAAATGGTTGATAATAAACTGGATATGTTTAAAAGTCGTATCTTAGACGTAGAGTATTCCAAAAACCTCTTTGAGAAGCATAAGAAAGAGGCAAAGGAAGAGCTAGAGAGTCTTCTGAAAGATGAAGACATACCACTCTTTAATCGCTGGTGCCTGTTTATGGAGCACAGCTCCCTTTTCCCTGTGGCTTCTAGCTCTATCAGCAGAGTTATTAACTATGCAGTAGACCATTATTATGACTTGGAGAGATATCGAACCTACACCTTCTCTGATATTTTTGAAGAGTATTGGTTCAAGGAAAAAGAATTGTCGAACAGTGATCTTGTGGAAGCTGTTAAGAAGAGTTTTGAACTAATCTCTGAAAAAGATGTTCGATCAATCATTTTCTCCGGATATTCTGGTTTCCTATACGATTGGTAAACAGTCATGAAAAAGATTTTACTCCTCCTCTCCTTATTCAGCGTATCAGCAATCGCCGCTGATGAATGCATCTCTAAAGATTCAGGGAGAGGTCAAATTATAACTCAATGTGGCAGCCATGTAACGGTTGTCGATTCTGTAACTCAAACAATTCTCGTGTGTAACGGGACTTCTTGTACAAAAGAAATTCTAAACAAAAGGTAATGTAATGTCTGATAAAGTATTAGTTGCAACGTATGGTTCTCTTCGTAAAGGTCAACACAACCACGCTATCAACGCTCGTGCAGGTGGTGTGTCTATTGGTGAAGGGTGGACAGTAAACAACTGTAACCTGTATCAGTATTGCACAGCATACTTCCCAAGTGTATCTCTGGAACATGACAGTAATGGTAAGCCTGTTCGTGTGGAAGTGTTTGAAACAACTCAAGCTGGTCTGGAAGGTCCATATGACGGTCTGGAAGGTTATCGTGGTAAAGACAACCCATATACCTTCTATAATCGTACACTAATTCCAGTAGTGCTGGATAGTGGTGAAACTGTGGAAGCGTGGATTTATCATATCGACGAAGAACAAGATGTTCTGGTTGAATCTGGTGATTGGACAGCGTATCTGGCAGGTGAACAGGATGACAGTAATTGAGCGACAGAAGCTGAGAAAGCTTGAGTCTGATTACTTAAAGTTACGGTGGAAGATTAACCGTTATGATAAGTTTGTCAGTATGCTTGACCGCAATAAACATTCTGAAGATTTTATCATGAGAACCCAATCAGCTTTACAGGGTTTTAAAAGTCTTCAAGATGATGTGTGGGAAGAAATACGTTCGTTTTATTGAAGAAGTCTGCTCAAGGAATTCCAAGGAGGATAGAGCATGTCAAAGATCATCCTAGGAGATACAGGTTGTAAGGAATGTATCTCTCATGGTCGTGATAAGACCCACAATCACATGATTCTCTTCCGAAACGAAGAGTCCGGTGAAGAGTGGGGCAGTTGTAATCGTTGTGGCAGTTATGAAGTTTTCGAAAAGGGAACAACTCCTACACCGAATGAGAAGAAAGAACTATCCCCTGAAGAACTCCGAGAGATCTTAGACGATTGCTTAGAGCTACCTCAGGGCGAGCTTACTCGTCGTTTGATTCCTAAAGCTGTCTCTGAACGATATGAATGTCGTATCGGTTTAAGTCAGACGGATGGGCAAACTCCTGATAGTTATTTCTTCCCTCGTGAACGTGATGGAAACATTGTTGGTTATGAAGTTAAGCTTCTGGACAGCAAGAAATTCTATTACATCGGCAGTGTTAAAGAAGCTGACCTATTCGGTATGGCTCAAGCACAACGTGGTGACGTGTACAACAAGAAGCTCTTCATCTTTGAAGACCCACTCTCTTGTATGTCTGGCTTCCATGTGCTCACTGCGTTTACGAACGCTACAAACATCAAACCTGCGTGTGTATCTCTACCGTTTGGTGCAGGTTCAATCTCTTCCGTTCTCTCACGTAACCGTGACTTCTTGAATGGTTTTGAGGAGATTGTGCTCTGCATGGACAATGATGATGCAGGTGAGATTGCATTAACTAAAGGTCGTGCATTATACCCCCATGTTAAATTTGCTCGTATTCCGAAAGGAACCTTCACTTACAATGGTCAAGAGAAGGAAATCAAAGATGCAAATGACATGTTACTCGCTGGTCGAGGTCAAGAGTTATTCAACAATCTGAAATATTCAGCGAAGCGGGAATCACCTGCTGGTGCTGTTACTGTCTTTGATTGTTTAGAAGATGCTCTGAAGAAAGCGGAGTGGGGTATTCCTTATCCGTGGAAAACTCTGAATGAAATGACCTTCGGTATTCGTTGGGGAGAGATGGTTGCAATCGGTGGTGGTGTTGGTTCAGGTAAAACCCTGATCGCACACGAACTGGTAGCATGGCTTTGCCTTGAACATGGGTTTAATGGTGGTGGCTTCTTCTTGGAAGAGAAGGTAGGCATGTCTGTTAAAAACATTGCAGGTAAGTCAGCATCTGTACCTTTCCACCGACCTGATGTTGAATATGAGGAATCTCAGCTACGTGATGAAGCACTTCGTTATGCTGATAAATTCTTCTTGTATGATAACTTCGGTCAGAATGAGTGGGATGATATTAAGCAGTGTATTCGCTTCTGGGTAGTCGAGAATCAGTGTAAGTTTATCATTCTTGATAACATCACTGCGCTAGTCTCTCACCTAACCCCATCTGAAGTGAATACAGAAATCAGTAAGATTGCCTCAGAGCTTGCTGGTATGTGTAAGGAATTAGACTTCACTGCTTTTGTATTATCTCACTTGAATGCTCCGGCAGGTGGTGCTCCTCACGAAGAAGGTGGACAGGTGAAAGAGGTTCAGTTCACTGGTTCACGTTCACTAATGCGTTGGTGTCAGTGCATCATTGGTTTTGAACGAGATAAGCAAGCTGATGGGTTAGGCAAGAACTTGTCAATCATACGACTCCTCAAAGAGCGTAACTATGGTCAGACAGGTGTTTGCTACACCAAGTACATCAATGAAACAGGTCGACTTGTAGAACGAGAAGATCATGAAGTTGATGAAGCTAATCCGTTTGTCTTGACCAATGGTGAGGATGCAGCTTCTCTGCTCACACAAGACGGGGAGGCACGACCTTGGTAAAGAAAATATTCGCCTTCGATATCGAGGGTGATAATCTCTATGAGGGCATCCAAAATGTCTGGTGTATCTGGATATTTGATGCTCTTACAGGTGAACGGTGGGGGTATCGCCCTCACCAAATTGAAGAAGCTCTTCACAAACTGAAAGAAGCTGATGTAGTTGTAGGTCATAACATTATCGACTTCGACCTTCCAGCTCTCTTTAAATTCTACTCTCATGTAATACCTTTCCACTTCAATGTTTTCGATACACTTTGCCTGAGTCGTTATCTCAAGCCTGACCGTATTGGAGACAATCCAGAATATCCCAAAGGCGACCCAAGACATGGCCCTCGTGGTCACGGCCTCAAGCAATGGGGCGAATTTCTGGGTGAGCTGAAGGGTGATTATGGTGAGCAGGAAGAAGCATGGGATGCATTCACTGAAGACATGTTCACATATTGTGAGCAAGACGTTAACTTAACAGTTAAGGTTTATATGTGTCTTTGCCAAATGGCAGGATTTGATTATAAGAATCCCCCATCTCTCAACTGGAAAATGTAGAAATGATTAAGATTCCATTGTCTGAATTGAACCTTCAAGAAGGAGAAGCCCTCAGTGTAGGGCTTGACCTAATTCGTAATTTGATCAGAGATAACGTAGTCCCTGATGGTATCTATCCTGTCATTGCAGGTGGTGCTATCCGTGATACGTTCTTCCAAAATCGAACTCCGAATGATGTTGATATCTTCCTAGTTCAAGGGGGATTCCGTTGGAACACTCGTCAGGAAAACAGCCCTGCTAACGTAAGTAATGCTGCACTGTTCCTTGACAACTTCTTGTCTTGGACAGAGAGTAAGGGGCTTCAAGTTACATCTCGACTAATTCAGCCTGTTAACGGGACAACCTATGCTGAAGCGCTTTTCACTTTCCAAGAGATTCTGGAAATTGAGATTGATCAAGTTAAAATCCAGATGATGATTAATCTACCTTTGGATATGGATACTTTAAGCCGTCGCTTCCCTATGATCTGTCAAGGGTTTATGACTCTTGGTAATCTGTATGTGTCAAACGAAGGTTTGTTTGCAATGTCATACACTCGTGACATTCCTGTGGTATCTAGTCGTGAAATGAAGTACGTTCACAAGAAGTGGCCTGAAGCAACTGTTGCAGTTTATAGCAGTTCTACCGAATATATGCACCTTGCAATGGGAGCTTTCGGTGAGCCAGAAGTTCACCTGATTAGTGATTTAGTTGGACCTATGGCTGGTGTAAATTTATATCAGAATCAGCGTCGTCATTATACCCTGAAGATGATGGAAACTATATTAAACATTCCTCAGGAAAGGGGTCGTAGTTATCTGGACGAGGAAGTTAACCTACAGACAGAATGGTCTAGTGGATTAACCACTATCGGTGCTGAAGCAATCACACAACCTTGGACTCCGGGAACCAACAGACGTGACTCTTGGCAACAGGAAGTCCCAAGATTCGCAGCCCCTTCTACAATGGACCCTCGTAATACTTTTAATGGTAGTTTTGGTAGTGCACGTTCTTCTGGGACGGACACCCACAACCGTACATGGCATGTTCAAGGGGGAACTGCTCGTCCTATTCCTTCTCCGTCAATGGGTGATTTACAGCGTTCTCATCGTTCATGGGAAACAGTAAGCTCAGTTGTTCAGGGTCTATGTGCTGGTGATATAGAACGTGTAGAAGTTGGTGATTTGCCAACCCCTACGGAAGATCGAGTAGCAGCGATAGCGGCTCGTGAAGCTGCTCGTATTGATTTTCCATCTTTAGCTAATGATGCTAACAATACTCCTCGACCTGTCGGTCGTCGTAACGGTCTGGCTCACTCTGACACTGCACTTGGTGCAGAACTTCGAGCTGCTGCTCGTGAACTATCTGGTGAGCTTCATAACAACTTAGCAGGTGTTACACTATCTCGTGAAACAGCTCGCAACATGATTAACAATTTGGCATCATCTGTACAAGGAAATAGAAACTCATGAGTCTTTTAGGTTCTCAAGAATTACACAGCGTTATTGATAATGGCTTTTTAGATGCGGAGCATAAATATGTTAACGCTGCTAGCGTGGATATCCGTATTGGTGATACTATCCTTGTTGAAGAACAGGCTGACGGCATTGTTGACATTGATGCTAAAGAAAACCTCAAGTGGAAAGAAGTAAAAATCCCTGAAGATGGTATCGTTATCACTCCGGGACAGTTCTTCTTAGCTCACTCGATGGAAGAGTTTAACCTTCCAGATAATATCTCAAGCCTGTTTGTACTCCGCTCCTCAATGGCTCGTTGTGGTTTGAACCACCTTCATGCTGGTTGGGCTGATGCAGGGTTTAATAGCAGTAAGCTAACCTTTGAATTCCATAACGTTACTCACAACCACAGCTTACGAGTTCGTGCTGGTATGCGTGTTGGTCAGATGGTGATGTTTGAGCACTCTCATGCAGGGGAACACTCCTATGCAGTGAAGGGTCGTTATAATAACTCTGAAGGTGTAGTTGCATCTAAAGGTGTATAACCAAGATGAAAGAAGAAAAAGCTACTTACTTAGCTATTGGTTTTGTAGTTGGGGCATTTGCTATGGGAGTATTTATATCTAACGTTGGTCCAGATTCTAGCGTTAAGATTGAGACGAGAAGAGCCGCTTGTGAAATAAATCTCCCTCGTAATCAGGTCTGTGTAATGCAGTTTGTCCCTAAATCGGTTGACAGATAATGGAGTTTGGAACAATGAAAAGACGTTGGGTAGTTCGTATTCACTGGAGCAGTGGTACAGAGTCAATGGGTATTAGGAATACCCGTCAAGAAGCTCGCGCTCATAAGAAGTTCTTGTTAAGTTGTGAAAGCACAATTAATAAGATCACTATCCACAAAGCTCAAGACTTTAAATCAGGTCGTTTCTATATCAGCGGAAAGGTACATTACTAATGGATAAATTATGGGCAGTTCGTACTAAATGGGCTAACAAAGCTCTTGGTGGTGATTGTATTCAATTATTCAACACAAGACAAGAGGCTCGTCTTGCTAAGAAAACTATAAAAGCTACAAAAGCTTTAGGAATCGCTGAAAAGGTGGAGATTCATCGTTGGATTGAAAATATCCAGAACAGTGCTGGATTCATATCCAGCAAGGTTTATTACTAGTTGGTAGTAGATATGATAACTCTCAAATGTATATACAGTATAAGAATATTGTATGAAACAGGAGAGAGTTATGTTAGATTTGAGTAAAGTGGCCCCGCCATCTGAAGAGATTAGCAAAGCTAAAGTTATGCAGCAGTTCTATCATCGTGATATGCTTGGTCGTTATATCAAGAATCGTGATGTTGTTGCATGGTCTATTGGAAATCAAGGTTATCTTCTCAAAGTGTTGCAAGTTACTGGCTCAACAGCCAAACGTGTTAAGGTTTATGACCCTGAAATGGGGCGTTCTAAGTCTGTAGACCCACAGAATTGCATTGTTATTACCCAGCAGGTCATGGACAACATTGCTCGTAACGTAGCCAATTCAACCAACTTAGAAGGAGAGACTCCTAATGCATAATAATGTCTTCGACTTACCTGAACTAACACGAGTGGGTTCTAGTAACCCATTCTCTACAACTGACTCCTCTATCTCTCGTCTTGAGGGAATGAATAAACTGATCAGCGGTAACAGTCTAGAGCACATCCTATGCGGTGTGCAGGCTAACCTTGAGCTTCTACACATCAAAGCAAAGAATTACCACTGGAACGTCTCTGGAGCTGGTTTCCAAGGTGTTCATGGTATGTTCGATGAATTAGAAGACTATGCTCGTGAAACAGGAGACCGAGTAGCTGAGCGAATGCGTTATCACTGTATCAAAGTGGATGCAACAGCTAGTAGCTATCTTAGTTGTGCTTGGTTCAGAGAAGGTAGTGCTGATCTCGACATGGACGGTATGCTTTCCGACATGTGCATGACTCTGATGTGTATCATTGAAAAGATGGACGAGTTTGATTCAGACTTGTGCACCTATCCAGTAGACCAGAGTATGCTTCAAGAAATTAATGAAGGTCTTGGCAAGTTCTGTTACTTCGTCAAGAGCAACATGTCCCACTCTAGTGGTGACGTGTCTTACTAATCAAACCTCCGCCCTGTCTCTTTGTTTAAGAGGTGGGGCGAACTTCTTTATAAGGATGTGAATATGTTTTCAGCAATCGTATGGTCTGTGTGGGCAATTCTTGTTGGTGGTATCGTTTATCTGGCTCAGAAACAGATGCTTAAAGAAAATCCGAATGATGCTAAACCCATTAAACATGGCAGCATTGCTCTGGTAATTTTCTCTGTTGTCATTCCTTTCCTTCTCCACCTGTTGACTGCATAAGGGTTTGATATGATTTCACTGATTGTGTGGGCCGTGTGGTCGTTAATAGTTGGTACTGTTATATATAAAGCTCGAAATTTAGCAATTAAAGAAAACCCAGCAGAAGAGGATGTTAAAGCTATCAAGCTAGGTAGTGTTGTTCTGGTACATTTTGCTATAACACTACCTCTTGTTATTATTCTTTGTATGCTATAAGGAATCTAAAGAGTGAAACTAAACCTACCTGAAGAATTACAAGCACATGCCATTATCGTTAGTGGCTGTGTGATGGGTCTTGGTCAGACAAAGAAGATTGCTCATGACTTAGCAAAAGGTCAGTATAAATCTTTTATTGTTGTTCCTGCTACCCAGCGTCATATCAACCTGTTTATTAACAAGGAATAGAATGAGTAAAGTAATTAAGTTTTATAGTAATTCATGTGCTCCATGTGCAGCTATGGCTCCTGTGTTTAAGAAGGTTGTGGCTGACTACAGTGTAGAAGTTGAAGAAGTAAATATCTCTGAAGGTAATGGTCGAGAGCGAGCCATTGAATACGGTGTTCGCAGTATCCCAGCCTTTGTCGTCCCTGATAAGAATAGTGGTGCTCATTATAGTTTATCAGGTATGCAAACTGAATCTAATCTCCGTGCATTTTTAGACACGGCTCTGAAAGGTATTTAATATGGAAAAGAAACCTTGGATTACTTTTTGGGTAGTTAAGTGGTTTAATTTTGATAGCACAATCCCTAGCTTCTCAACATACTCCACACGGAAAGAGGCTCGCCGGTTTAAGCGAGCTTTAAAAATTGCTAATACCGGTGCTTCTAAAGTTACAATCCAGAAAGGGATTGAAACAGAAAGTGGAAGCAACCTGATTTATAAAAAGATTCACTATTAAGTAAGAAATGATACAAGACGACTTGGAATACAACCCTAAGACTGGAGACTTCTTCTGGAAGAACACAAAAGGTCGAAGGGTTAAAGGAAATCAAGCTGGGTATGTATCTTCTCTAGGTTATCGTTACATTGAGCATGAAGGGAAAAGCTACAGAGCTTGCCGTCTTGCTTGGTTCTTTGTTCATGGAAAATTCCCTGAGTTTGAAATTGACCACATTGACCAGAACAAACTTAATGACTCAATTGATAACCTAAGAGATGTGAATCCATCTACTAACTGTCATAACAGAAGGCAGTACGATGTTGATAACAAGATAGGAAATCTTCCTAGAGGTGTGTATCTTCGTAAGACAGCTTCTGGTGATAAATATCGAGCCATTATCGGCGTCAAAGGTAAGAATATACATTTAGGAACTTTTGCTTCTTGCGAAGAGGCAGAAGAAATTTACAACAAGGAGAAGTTGAAGTATGTCTGATTTTTTAAAAGCAACACTGGTAGAGCACATGGGTTCCGACAAATCTGTGGTCAATGCAGCAAGGGTTTCCTTTGGTGTGACACGAGATGGTGATCTGAACGAACGTGACGAGCGGTTGATTAAATTCTTAGCTCGGGAACGTCATGTGACTCCTTTTCGACACCCTCAAATCACCTTTCGGTGTAAGGCTCCCATTGCAATTGCTAGACAACTCAATAAACACCAAGTTGGATTCTCGTGGAACGAAATGTCCCGGCGGTATAAAGATGGAGCAGTTGAACTCTTCATCCCTAAAGAGATTTTTGAAAGACCTTCGGACCTCCATGCAGGTGCAGGGAATCTCCTCACCACAGGAGCACAAAACTCTGCACTAGTTCTGATTAACCGAGCATATGAAACAGCTCTTGAGTCGTACGATGAATTGATTAAGTTCATTGCTCCAGAACAAGCTCGATTCGTATTACCTCAGGGTATGATCACTGAGTGGGTATGGACTGGTTCTCTATACGGTTGGTCAGAGTTGTGTCGTCAGCGACTGTCAGACCATGCTCAGTACGAAGTACGAGTGTTCGCATCAACAATTGATGAAGAGCTTCGTAAAATATATCCAATCTCTTGGGATGCATTACGTGAAGCCCACTAAAGCATGTAGCTTCTGTCGAAAGCAGAAGCTTCTTATCAATTTCAAACTGAATGAGGAAACAGGTTTGGGTCATGCTTTTTGTCATGATTGCAGGCACTACCTCGAACAGAAACAATATATAAACTGGTTGCACTACTTCAACCCTAACATCTATAAGCACAAGGTTATCTAAATGAAAGTTATTTTTGAAGGAAGGGAGTATGATGTTCCTGATTGGGTTAAATACATAGCCCGTGACTATGATAATCTGGTTTGGGCATATGGAGACGTAAGACCTGTGTTTAATGAAAACACTGGTAGTTGGTCTAACATGTCAAAATTGCCAGGATTTATTCGGGCACTTGGCTCTTCTAGTCGTCCTGTAGGTTTCGCTGCTGACTCACTTGTTGAGGTTGGTGTTGAAAAGGAAATAGACAAGCCAGAAACAATTTGGGTTCTATCTTCTAGCACTCCAATTAAAGGAAGTCGTGGGATTTCCTTCTATGTTGAGCCTGTCGCTTACTTCAAAAATAAGCCGACCATTAATGCTCTGATGTTAAAGAACATTCCTTATTCCCAAGTTGCTACCCTGTTAGATAATGGAACAGTGCTTGTTGAGAATAATGGGACAAATCAAATCTTTTACGATTTAGAAGAAAGGGTTTTGGAATGATTAATGATAATACATTTAGGACTGTTAACGGAAACGAGATTAGTCCTGCTGAAGTGATTAAACGACACAGAACGCAGATGCTTATCCATTCCTATCTGTATTATTGGTTGGATGACCCAATCTGGTCTGATGACAAATGGCAACAAGTGGCTGATGACTTAACCACTTTGCAAGAGATGTATCCCGAGCCTGTTGGATTCTTTGATTCAGAGTTCGAAGGATGGAACGGCTCTACTGGTATGCATCTCCCACATGACGAGCGTATTGCTTGTATGGCTACTGAAGTATACCGTTTACATAAGGACAAATCAATCTGAAATGTTTTAAATGTGAATCAACTCTTCTCCATTTGAACTCGAAAGTAATACGGGAGCTTGCCAAAGGCTCCCCGACTAAAGGGAAGAATAAGAAGTTTGTCGAAATTAAGGTTATAGGTATCCATTGCTCAGAGTGTAAATCCTGTAGCTTCTTATATGAAGAACACGGAGGTAGGAAATGAGTCGTAGAGAATCTCGGAAAGCGTCACGGAGAGAATTACGTCGTGAAGCTCTCGTCACCAAGAAAGGAAAGCGGGAATTTGAAGAAGTAGTTCTTGCTAAGCCGGTAGTACCTCAGAACCAATTCCAGAGTGAGCTGCTTGATGCAATTAAAACCAAACAGGTTGTATTCACAGATGCTCCTGCTGGTTGTGGTAAGACCTTCGTAATCACTTCTACAGTGATTGATGCTCTGAAGAGTGGGAAGATTGAGAAGATTATCCTAAGCCGACCTGCTGTTGGTATGGGTAATAGTCTTGGATTACTTCCCGGTGGGCTTCGTGAGAAGTTTGAACCATACCTAATGCCAATCGTTGATGTTATTACTCAGCGCTACGGTAAAGGTTTCTACGAATGTCAAGTAGGTAATGGTAATATTGAGTTCGTACCTCTGGAATATCTACGTGGTCGCTCGTTCAACGATGCTATCGTGATTGTTGATGAGTTCCAGAACACTACTCCTGATGAAGCATATTCAATCATGACACGTCTTGGTGAAACCTCTCAGATGTTCTGCATGGGGGACACTAACCAGCACGACATGCGTGGTGAGAGTGGTCTTGATTGGGCTACTGATTTCATCTACCGTCACCAGTTATTTGAATTTGCCGCTCTAGTAGATGGCGAATCGGATGATATTGTTCGTTCAGGTTTCTGTAAAGCTATTGTTAAAGCAATGGAATCTGAAAAATCATAAACATAATGTATACTCCTTAGTGTACACTGATATATTAAGGAGTTATGATGACCGATAAGGCGAAACGTGATTATGCACAAGAACGAAGAACTGCAATCAAACGTGGGGAGACAGGTGTTGGTAGCAAGAGCGGAGATGCTCAGCGCCACCGTGCACGTCGCATCGTTGAAAAGCGCGATGGAAAAGCTGCTGTCCGAGGTAAAGACGTTGGACATAAACGATCAATCAAGTCGGGAGGTTCTAATGCGTCAAGTAACTTACGTGTTGAATCAATCTCTGGAAATCGCTCGAACGGCGGCAAAAGTGGAGATCGTGCTGGAAAATCAGCAGGCGGAGTCAAGTCTAGAAAAGGAGCTTTAAGCTCAAGTTAATATAAGGCTACCCATTTCGGGTGGCCTTTTCTTTTATGTAACCTAAGGTAATAAATATGTCTAAAGTAACTTACATCACTGTAACTGATTTCCTCCCTTCTCTGAACACAACTGAGAGCTATACTTTTCCTGTAGAAAATGTTACAAGCTCTGTTGAGATGATTCAGTTTAACAAAACAACAGCTCGTACTAATGTAGCCCTTCGTGGTCCTGATGGCAAGTTCATCTCCTTCCGTGATAAGGCTGTTCCTAAGCGTATTGCTGAGTCTATTGAAAATCTGAAACCTTTCCCTAACTTTGGTGCATAATATGAAGATTAGCTTAATCCAAATTCGTGATCATCTCTTTAATGGTGACGCTCAGACTCATGACTACAAGGTTAATCAAGGACAACACCCTACCAACCATCTTATTGGAGGGATTTCTTTATTGCCTAATAAAACAGCACGGACGAATGTAATGATTCGTGGTAAGGATGGTAAATTCCTCTCTTATCGTGACCCTGAAATCTGTGATGATGTTCGTACAGCTATGAACAATCTGAAACCTTTCCCGACAGTGGAGTAAGTTATGCCAGTACCTCAACGCCTAGAACGTCACTGCGTTCTCAAATGGGACAATATTCATGACAACCTCTCCATTCAAGAGTTTCGTCAGTTTATTGAATTAACAGCGAAGATTAACCGAAACCAACCAGCTCGAAACTTTGTAGTGGTTAGTGATAAGTATCCTGAGTTGTATGAGCAGGTGTGGGGTATGAAACTTGCACAGGTTCAGAGGAACAGTAACGAACGAAGAGAAGCTCGTAGACAGCGAGCAGAAGATATTCCAGCAGTCTTTTATGTGGATGAACTAACGGAATCCTACGAACAGTTAGATATCGTTGAGGATAACCAAGCGTTCACTGATTTAATATATCAATAACTATAAGGAGTGGGTGATGGATAACCCTGATAAGTTACCTTTCATAACGGAGATGACAGTCGCTGATATAATCTCAAAGCAGGCGAAGCATGGCGTCAACTTCCACAGAAGAAACGCTCGGTGGTTTGTTCACCTTCTCAAAGAGATTATTGTCAATATTGATAAAGAACTGATTCCTCTCCTCCCCAAAATGCGGGTGGATGGTTCAACTTATTCGAAACCTTTTAAGAAGTCAGGTGCTTTACAGAAGTGGCCTCAGCTTTATTGTGACAGAGTTGGTCTTAAAAGAGAAGATATCGGTGGGGCGTTTACTTGCGTTGAGTATGTAGACTTCGACCCATCGAAAGATGCACGTATCAAAGAAGCCTTGATGGATGAAGGCTTCATTCCTCCAGAGTGGAACACATCCAAGAAACCTTGGAATACTTACGAAATCCGTAAAGCGATGAAGAAGTATGGCACATATGCTGCTTGGTATTCTGCTTGGATGCGAGGAAACGCTAAAGAAAAACAGACAGCTGAGATGATTGATGCTGACATTCGTCGGTTCTTGGATAAACACTTCCGTTATCACACTGTCAACTACATGAAAGCCTACGTCAGTGGTTTAGGCTTGAATCCGAACAGGAAGAAGCCTGTAACCTTTGATGAAATTAAGAAAGCTTTAGCCATGTCAAACAAGTGGCCTACAGCTCCTACAAACCTCGAGGAGACGCTTGAAGAAGGTCTTGGGGGTGAGCTAGGGGGTGTGGGAGGTTTGCTTAAGAGACGTGTTGTAGCGGCTCACAGGCTTGGCTTGATTAATGGTCTTATAGACAAGGAACGAGAAGATGGTAAGTTGTCCGCCGAAGCTAATAGCTGCGCTACTCCGACATTTCGTTTTAAACACCGTATTGTTGTTAATATTCCTTCTCGCGGTTTGTTTGGTCACGAGTGCCGCAGTCTTTTTCAATCTGACTATTCCTCAGACGATAGTCATAACTATCCTTTCATCATTACCAACCATATCCCTGATGGGTGTTACGTACGAAAAGGTACTAACATTATCTACGAAGTGGGAAAACCGGGCAAGAAAGACAAACCTGTAGGTGCCTATAAGTTCTATGTACCTGCTGGTCGTGAAATCTTCTTAGGTTACGATGGCTCTGGTCTTGAGCTGAGGATGCTAGCTCACTACCTTATTAAAGAATGTCGTGAGATGCTCGCTGAAGCAGAGCGAGAAAACAACCCAGCTAAGAAACGAGAAGCTGAACGTGGTCTAGCTTCTGCTGTTATGTACAGAGATATTCTTTTAGAAGGAGATATTCACTCACATAACCAAAAACTTGCTGGTCTTCCTACTCGCGATAACGCTAAGACGTTTATATATGCCTTTAACTATGGGGCAGGTGACGCTAAACTAGGAAGTATCGTAGGTGGTGGCTCTGACGAAGGGGCTATTATGAGAGCAAGATTCTTAGCAGAGAATCCTTGTATTGCAATCCTTATTGAACGTATGACCGAGAAAGCACAAAGTGGATACATCTACGGTGTGGATGGACGTCGTATTACAATGAGAAGAGATGCAACTGGAAAGGTTATGGTCCATAAAGCCTTAAATACGCTCTTACAGAGCGCTGGGGCGATTGTTATGAAGTATGCAATGCTATTCCTCAATAAATGGATTGAGCGTGATGGTGTTCGTTGTGCGAAGGTTATCGACATGCATAAACTTTCATTGTGCATGTAAAAGTTGGTGAACTCGGTGAAACCCTACCATTAAGTTGAGGGCAATACCGAGCTAAGCTATTAGGAGATGATATGGCTAAGAAAACTCTTGTTTTGGAAACAACCGAAACAGGGTGTATCATCCCTATCTCACACAAACTTAATAAAAATGGTTATTTCAGAAAAGTAATAGATGGCAAATGGGTCATGTATCACAGGCATGTTTGGGAAGAATCTTTTGGTTCTATTCCTGACGGTTATGAAATAAATCACAAATGCAAGAATAGAGCTTGTTCCAATCTTGAGCACTTAGAAATGCTTGAAGGTTCAGAACATGCAATAGAATCAAACACTGGAAGAAATGGAGATAGGCAAGAGGCTGCAAGGCTCTATTGGCTAGAAACAGAATGCTCTGGTGTACATCTTGCAGAGAAGTTTGGTGTGAGCTTCGGAATCGGTTGTAGATGGATTCGGAAGTGGAAAGTGTAGAGACTATCCTAAGGGAGTAGGGGGTTAACAGGGAAACCCTCGAAGCGCCAACAACAGCAAATTAGCTATGCTGTTATGATATAGTCCGACACCCGAAGTAATTTGGGAATAACTGAATGGATGAAGGCCAGTTCACTGTACATCGTGATGATGTTAATATTCTGCGCACTCTCACTGAAGAGTGTGTCCGTAAAGCAGGGGAATATCTCAAGATGGAATGTCCTCTTGCATCTGATTGTAAGATTGGATTAAACTGGAATCATACTCACTAATGATTGATATCAAAACTGAAGTTAAATATAACCCCAAGCTTAATTTTGATGCTTGGGCAAAGCTGATTCTTGAGACACCTCTACAAGATGTAGGTTATACACAAGTAACCTGCACAGCAGAAATTCCTACTCATGGGTTACGTCCGTGGAAAGGCGTATCAGTTATAGATGTGATAAAAGAGATGGTTAAAAGATGTGCCACTCAGTACGGAGGTGCATTAGAAGGTCGTCATTTCTACTACACCCGTAAGCAGGAGTCAACACAATACGAAACTTTCATTGAAGTTAACCTCTTTGTGGTGGAGAAGTAGTGATTAGTTCAGTGGAAGAGTTGAATGGTATTACGAAATGAACTAGTCTTATTGATTAGTTCTTTTTAAGGAGACAAGGAAGTGGAAGAAGTAAAAAGTTCTGAATGGTGCTTGAATCAACAGAAGCTCGCACAGGATGAAGGGCGTTTTGAAGACGCCAAAGATTACGGTGAATTATTTCAAACATGGGTAGAACGAGAGGAGAAAGCCAAATGATGGACCTGATTCGTAAACCTGCTCCAAAGTGGAATATCTATTATCAAGACTCCACTGGTAAATTTCATAACCAACTAGTTTATTCTGATGAAGAACGCGATGAAGTCGTTGCTCAGATTGAAGAAGATGGTGGTACAGTTCTCAAAATCTACGAAAGGAATTAATAGTGACTCTAACCTCTAAAGAATTAAAAGAAACTCTGGAAACATCTGAAGGTAAACAACACCTCCTTGCACAGATTCACTCTATGGGTAAGGATACCTTACGTCAAGCTTTGTATGAACTGACTACTGCTGTTATCCAGATTGAAGCTAACGCTGAAGAAAGTTTGATTAAGTTAGAAGCTGCTGATGCAGAAATCAATGGATTGAAGGTTCGTATTATCGAGCTGGAAACACAAAATAAATAAGCTACCTTCGGGTGGCTTTTCTTGTCTAAGAGGCTAATATGAATATTGGTTTAGATTATGATGATACTTTTACAGTGGACAAAGAGATGTGGACCCACATTGTAGGTCTTATGAAATCTCGTGGACATGATGTACGTATTGTCACCTATCGTTTTGCTCAACCCAATGGGTATTCAAATGAGGAGCTTCTAGCAGATGCAGCAAGTCTAGATATTCCTGTTATCTTTTGCAACGGTGTTCAGAAGGATTCCGTCACCCAGAGCTTGGGTTTCTTTGTGGATGTTTGGATTGATGACTTCCCTGTAGGTATCCCTAAAATGGACCACCTAGATGGTATGCTGAAGGGCGTAAGGCTTAATGACCTTAGAGCAGCACCTCCGGTAGAAATAGCCTCTCCTGTATACTCTGAAGAGCCTCTGGTGATACGATGAAGAAGTTAATTCTTTGGGCTTTAGGTATAGCCCTATTCCTGTATCTGATTGATATCGGAGGGGATGCCAGTAGAGAAGATTGTGAAGTGAGACTGTCTCAAGAATTTAAGTCAGATACAAAGTGGGTTGACGGTCGCTGTTACATCAAGGATTGGGGGAGAGTCTTATCAAGATGAAGAAATACAGCGTATGGTTTAATGAAGAAGAAGAGGGTTTTGATGAAGTTGGTGGTTGGGTTAATATCCTAAACACAGATGACATAGAAGAGGCCGAGAAATGCGCCCTAAACTACAACTCTGGATATTATGAAAGAAATTGGGAGCACGATGAAATACTACAAAGTAGTTTATAAGTTGAATTTATACCTTCGTGGAACAGGCAGTCTTGAAGTATCAGGGTGTAAAGTTGTAGAAGAAGAAAACCCTATTAAAGCTGTTGAGAAGGTTAAAGAGATTATTAAGCTTGAAGAAATAGGAAGTTTTGAATTAGTTGATATTGAGGAAGTTAAATGATTTACGTTCACACTTATAGGATTGGAAAGAAAACAGTTGACCGAATTCACTATGATGAAGCGGAAGCTCAGGCTTCTCTAGCGGTTCTTGGTGGCAAGGTTAAGAATTACACAGAGGCTGATAAACCGACTAAGGGTGTCCCTGTTCTGGAATATCTTGGAACAAACAATCCAGTCACAGCGATGACGGTCATTAACAGCAAACAAAGGGAGATCTTATAATGTCTAAAGAGTATATTGTTAAAGCTGAAGGTAAAGGTTTGTTTCAATTCGTCACTGATGCGACGGATTATGGTCAATTGATAAACTTCGTAGAACTTGCAAAGCTCAAGGAAGAAATTGATGCTCTGTATGCCGATGAGCAATCTCGACTCCTACAAGAGTCTCTTAGTGGAGATTACATCTGCGATGGTTGCACAATCTAAACGATACAAAGTCTGGCTAGATGAGGGAGCTGAATATCCTAACGGTTCTGGCTGGAGAGTGATTCTGGAAACAGACGATATGGAGGAGGCTGAAACGAAAGCTGAATCCTTCAACTACTCATATTATGAGGACACATACGAGAATGGCTGAAGTTTATTTTGCAGGTGATGGTCACCTAGGCCATCGTAACATCTGTAGCTTTAGGAAGAGGTTTAGTAGTATTGAAGAACACGACAAAGCTATCTTAGCAGCGTTTGACCATGTTACTAAACGTGATAAAACTTTCTTTACCGGTGATTGGGTGTTTGAAAAGTATGCCCTTGATATCATCGCTGAAGTAAAAGGAGAGAAACATCTTGTCTTAGGAAATCATGACAGATTAGAACTTCTCCCTGATATGATGAAAGTCTTTAGACACATCAGTGGTGATTATAAGTACAAAGAGTTTTGGGTAACTCATATTCCTATTCACTCTGATGAAATGAGAGGAAAGTATAATATCTATGCTCATACTCATAACTCTACTATCAAAGATTGGAGATACTTTTGTACTTCTATGGAACAAATTGATTACAGAGCTGTGTCTCTGCAAGAGATTAGAAAAGAGTTTGATAAAAGAAAGGAAGATGAACTTAATCTTCTTACTAAACAGAGAGAATCTAATCTTCAGTTTCAGAGAGAAGTTAAGTATACTAATCTAAATCAGTTTATTGAATGGTAAGTTAATTAGTTTTCTTTTGATTTTAATAGAGAATCAAAGTCCTAGGAGTCCTCAACCTAAATCAAGGATTTCCTTAATTCTCTATTTTTATCTCGCAGGTGTCTCCTGCCCTTCCGGTAGTCTCTCAATTTCTAACAAACTTATGAGAGGTGGTTGTCCGCGCCTTATAGTCGTCGGTCCCGTGCAATAGTTTTACTAACTATACCATATATACATTACTACTTACTGTTATCTACTACCAAAAAGGTTATAGTATAATAGAACCTTATCTGTATAGGTGTAATGTATATAGTATACCAACCGCTCAAAGAGAGCAACAATCTTAAATTTATATAAGGAAATATTAATATGTCTATGATCCCTGAACTGTCTGTATCCCGTAAATCCAACTACGATGTAATCCCTGATGGCGAGTACGAAGCACGAATTGTTCGTGTAGTAGGTTTAGGTGTTCACAATCGTGACCCTTGGATTGACCCTAAGACCAAAGCAGTTACTCCTAAGAACCCAGCTTTCCGTATGGACTTGGCATTTGAACTGATTGGTGTTGACGCAACTGGTACAGATAGTGATGGTAAGGCATTGGACCCACGTCCTGCTTGTCAGTTTAAATCCTTCGATGTAAACCCACGAGCTAAGAACTCTGGTATTCTGAACCTAATTAAAATGATCGACCCAAGTGTTCAAGCACTGAAAGGTGATTTGGGTTGGTTCAAAGATATGCTGCTTGGTCAGCCTGTCAACATTCTAGTTAACTCTTACACCAACAAAGCTGGTGAGAAGAAAAACTCCATCAAGAGCATCACTCCAATCCCGACCAAGTATCGTGATGCAGTAGGTGCTCCTCGTAGCGACCTTATCTTCTTCGAACCGTACGCTGAAACTGACGCCAACTTGGCTGCTTATCAAGCTATGTTTCCATTCCAACGTAACCTTCTGACTCAAGCTAACGATGCTAAAAACATTCCTCTGGCCGGTCGTGAAGTTACTCGCGCTTCTGACACTGAACAGAAAGACGCGACTCCAAGTATCCCTACTATTAATGAAGAGCCGCAATCTACCTTTGAAGAAGATGACAGCCCTTTCTAATGAATCTCTCCTTGTAATAGCTTAGCCACCTTCGGGTGGCTTTTTTCGTTGGAGTTAAAATGGAAAAGCTTCAAAATAATATCGGCTTCTTAATCTTTACAGCTCTGGTTTTCTTTGGTGGTATGAAGTTTGAGCAATATCGAAATGATAGTAATGCTCTTGACCAAGAGAAGAAACAGCAAGAGATAGAGATAGAGAGAGCTAAGGCTGCTGATGAAGTAGCTCAGAAAGTTCTAACTGGTTTATCAAACTGGAAGAAGAACACAGAAACTATTTACAAAGAGATGCATTATGAAAAGACTAAGCCAGTTTTTTACAATGTGTGTGCTAGCGATGAATTTGTCAGCTTGTTCAACGAGCGACAACAGCAGGCAGCTAGTGCCCTTACCAACAAACCTAAAAGCTGAATGTGATGTTGATCTCCCTTTGCTTCAGAGTGCACAGGGAGTGGCATTTGCAACAACATTAGAGTGGTATCAGGACAACTACACAACCTGTGCTGCTAACCATAATGGTTTACTGAAAGCTCTCAAGAAGAGAGGGATACAATGATCAGAGCGGAACTTACAATACCAGAAGGTGTTACTCAATTTCATGCAGTATGGGAGTATAACAACCAGATTTGGGGACGAACCTTTAAGTTCTTTGTAGATGGAGATCAATCCTATTGGGCCTATTATGACTCTGAAGAGGATATGTGGATTAAAGTGAGTGGCATTCAGACAGCCATCCCTTGCCCTGAAACGGCTATGTATTTATTCTGCGTAGTTTAATGTAAAGTAAGTTAAGGACGACTTATGAAGAAAAAGACAACACCTACACGCTATCGTATTCATGGCATTCCTATTAAGTATTATCCAACCTTCGATGAATTCTATCGGGAGAACTGGAAAGTTGTGCATAAGTATTTTATGTATGACATTAAAGATTATCACGAAGCAGAGGATGTTGCTCAGGAAGTGTTACTGAACGCTTGGCGTTTTGTGTTTGCAAAGCAAGAAGAACTTCTGCTCACTGATGAAAAAGATATTGAGCACATGACTTATCGTGTTAAGAATATCATCTGGTCAATTCGTTCTAACCGTCAGACAGTTGGAGACCGACGTATCTACTCTATTCCAGAGGCTGATATGTTTAGACCTCCTGAGATGAACTCGTGGGAAAGTCCTTTAGAGATTGCGATGGATAAGCATGACTCTACTGGAGACCCATTCTTGGAATCTAGAATCTTTTTCTTCTTCCAAGACTTAAGTGATATTATGGATACCAAGAAAATGGCAAGCATGTTCTCTATGCTCTTCCTTGGAATACCTCATGATCACATCCAGCAGGAGCTGGGAATTTCACACGGAACTTTCTATCGCCGTTATGCAGAGAATCGTGATCTGTATGAAGCGGTAGTAGAGAAGCACTTTGATAAAGAAGATCTTCAAGGGATGATTCAATAATGAGTAAACCATTAGTAGTAATTCTGAATGGACCACCGGGTTGTGGTAAAGATACAATCGCTAATTCTTGGTTAGAGAAGACACTCGGTAACGATGAGTTTAGACCTCATGTAAAGGCTTTTAAGGAGCCTATGTATCGAGTGGCTGCTGCTGCATTAGGTCTCCCTCTTCATGAGTTCATGGAGCTGTACAACGACCGTGAGTGGAAAGAACATAACCGTCCTGAATGGGGCGGTAAGTCAGTTCGAGATTTGATGATTTCAACTAGTGAGAACTATCTGAAGCCAATGTTTGGGGATACCTGCATGGGTAAACTTGCTGTTAGCAGCATTCAACAACAACAACTGCTAGGACAGAACGATGTTATCGTTTTCTCTGATGGTGGATTCAAAGCAGAAGTTGAAGAACTGGAAAAGCATTTCGATGTTCGAGTAATTCAGATTTATCGGGATGGATGTACTTTTGAAGGAGACTCTCGTTCCTATATTGAAGGCACGAACCTTTCAACCTATCTTCTCTTTAATGATGGTTCTGTAGAAGAGGCAGTGGAGTATTTAGAGTACAGTATTGCACAGACACGGAGAGATCTCTATGCCTGATGTAATCTATCCTGAAGTAGCAATTGTGGATGCAGATACTAAGGTGTGTAACGTTTGTGGGGTTGAAAAAGCCCTAACAGAATATCACCCCAATAAGGTGTGCACTAAGGGTGTGACTGGAACTTGTAAGATTTGTACCGCAGAAAAGAAAAGAGCTTGGTATGCTGCCAATAGAAAAAGACGGCAAGAGGTTGCTAATAAGGCAAATAGAGATCTTAAGATAAAAGCAATAGAATACATGGGAGGTGTTTGCTTAGATTGTAAAAAAGAATACCCACCTTGTGTTATGCAGTTCCATCATCTGGATGAACAAACAAAAGACGAAAACCCTTCATACTATCGGTACTGGCCTAAACTTAAGGCAGAGTTAGATAAATATGTCATGCTCTGTGCTAATTGTCACCTTATCCGACACCATGGAGGAAATCATGAGTGATATATCTTATCCAGAAGTAGCGATTGTGGACGGAGATGTTCTACGGTATGAGGTTGGTGCTCTTACACAAGAGCATCCTTTTCTAGACACAGGTCGTGTTCCAGTTGATTATGGATTCTTGATTGAACGTCTCCAACATAAGATTGATGTAATCATCTCAAGAGCTGGTTGTGAAAGAACTGTCTTCTATTTTAGTGAAGGTGGTAACTTCCGATTTGATATTGCTCAGCAACAAGGTTACAAAGCTAACCGACCTCCGGGAGAAAGGCCACATCATTGGCAGAACGTTAGTGATTACATCAAAGAACATTATCAGTACGTTGAGGTGTTTGGTAGAGAAGCAGATGATGCACTCGCTGAACGACAACGTATTGAGAAGAACACTATCATCTGTACTCGTGATAAGGATTTGTTAATCACTCCCGGATGGCATTATCGCTGGGCTTGTGGTGAACGACAGAAAGAAGTACCTCCTCATTATGTATCAGAGGAAGTAGCATGGCAGAACTTCTTCTATCAGATGTTGATTGGGGACAGTACAGACAACATCCCCGGATGTGGTGAGAAAGTTGAAATGATGTGGGGTGGCAACCTAGTTATGCGTCGTAAAGGTATTGGTAGCAAGGCTGCAATCAAACTTATTGAGAAGGTATTCGATAAGTGTACTCTTTATCACATTATACGAATGGAATACTATAAGAGGTTCGAGGAAGAAGCAGAAGCTAAGATGCTAGAAAATGCTCGATTGCTCTTCGTCGGACAAGCTGAAGGTGACCTCTTTGAATGGTCATGGTTAGATAAAACTTGGTAATAAGGATATTATAATGGGTAAATTTGACTATCGTTCGTATGATGAAAATTCCTCTAATCGTGAGTCTCGTAAAGACCAGAAGATTAAACATCAAGCATTTGATCGTCGTACTGGACGTATCCCTCGTGCTGAAAAAGAATCACATCGTATTAACAAACGTATTTGGGAAGACGCTGATATGGATGTAGGTTATGGCGAAGGCTGAGAAAACAAGATGTTCAAACCAGTGGACTGAAGCACGTTATAATTCCTTCATCAAGTCAGGGATTCGTTCTCTGACTAGAAAGTGGAAGCCTATGTTTGATGCTCTCAAAGAAGCTCAGACAGAACGTAAGATCAACCCTAAGACTGGCAAGCTGGCAATGCACTACAAGTGTGCCATGTGTGGTAATGACTCTCCTCTTAAGGAAGTAGCTGTTGACCACATTAATCCTATTGTTCCAGTGGACCATGAAGCATCTTGGGATGAAATCATTGAGAGAGCTTTGGTTGAGGTAGATGGCTTTCAAGTCTTGTGTAAAGAACCTTGCCATAAGATTAAAACTAAGGAAGAGAATGATGCAAGACGCGAATTTAAAAAATCTAGAGACTCCTGAAGAGAAGGAAGTCTTTGAATCTATGAACAAGGAAAATACAAATGATCAAGTATCTACGACACAAACTCTTCGCTTTAGCTATCGTAATTGGAGAGGTGAAATTGCAGACCGCTCCGTTGTTCCTATACGAACCTCAGTTGCTTCTTCCCGTTATCATAATGGGGGCAAACCTTGTTGGATAATGACCGCTTGGGACAATGACAAGAATGACATTCGAGAGTTTAAGCTCTCTGATATTATTAAGTATTATGATCTAATCTAGGAGGTCTTATGATTGACTTCGAAGAAGAAAATTGGGATGTATGATGAATTCGATGGATTCTAATAGCCTTGGGTTTTCTCTTTGTTCTAATGGTTTCTATTAAGAGCAAGGACACACCCCTACTGTATAGTAGATATGGCAAGAGAAGTGATAAAGGTTTGATATCAAAATGTCGAATCTATATCTAGAAATAAAGAAGCCCCCTTCCTTTTTACAGGTTGGGGGCTTTTCTTGTTTACTCCTTAGCTCGAACTCTAACACGGAGTTTAGCTTGACGCTTACCTCTCTCCAACTTGTCAGACAGAGAACCACGTTTGACTTTCAACTCTCCCTCGTCATTATACTTCTCCAAGAACTGTAAATACTCTTGTCGAGTAGTTGTCTTGTAAGAAGGAATCTTAACATCAGGATTCTCTTCAATCACATGTCTAATCTTCGCTACATCATCCCGCCCTAAAAGTTTCCCTTTAGCTTGTTCAGCAGTAGAACCAAAGATTTTCTCCAGTGCTCTAGATTTGTTACCACCCGCTGAAGCAGCACCAAGTTTCGCAATAGCAGAGTAATCATCAGCACTAAACCAAGCCACTGGATTATCTCCATATTGTTTCTTGTTCTCCGCAGCCGTTTGTAAAGCACGCACAAAGCGACGGTTATTACCAGCTTTGTCAGCACCATGAACCCTATCTAGAACCTCCGCTACACTAGCCAGCTCCTGCAAGTCTTTCCCTTCGATAAAAGCTTTCTCTGCTTTGTTAGCAAAGTCATCTTCCTGCTTCTTAATACTTTCCAGTATATCAGAGGAGGCTTGAGATCTTTCATCTTCCGGCAACGCCGAACGAACTTTCTCCATTTCCAACTCTTCATCCTGAAGTTTCTTCAACTCAGAATCTACCTTCTTCGCATCTTCGATAGCTTTCGAAGTGTCTGCATCCACCTCTACCTTCCCATCCATATCACCAGTTGCCTTAGCAATATCTTTCTCGATTGGTGTCATCTTCTCAAAATCCTTAGCAAACTTAGAGATATCAGATTCAATACGAGAGCGAGCATTCTGGTGCTCAGTAGGAGTCATAGGTTTCTCCAGAAGAGAGTAACGGTTATCCATATAAGAACCTGCAAAGATTTCTGCATCTTCCTTAGGAATACCCTTATCCTCCATAGAACGCATCAGGCGCTTGTGAATGTCATCACGTTGACGTTGTACTGCCATACGGTCATTCTCTGCTTCCTGAGCTTCTTTGAGCTTCTTATCACGCTGTACACGAGAGTCAATATCGAACTTACGGTTCATCTCTTCCGCTTGCTCATACATCTTATTCCACTTAGCTTCACGAGCATCTTCTTCCGCTTCAGTGAGTCGACGTTTACGGTCGATGTAATCACTCTCTGCGTTGTGGATACGTTCAATGATACTACGGAAACGCTCTGGTGGTACAGGAGAGTTCTTCTCATGGTGAGCTGCTAACTGTTTCAGCGTACGACCTTCCTGAGCTTCACGTACTGACTCTGGCAGATCTTTCATCAGTTTCTCCATCTCCGATTTCTGAGCCGCTATAGCTTCGAGAGACTGCCTTTCTGTCTCTACCGCTGCCTTGGCATCACTACGAGCCTTAGCCCTGTTACGGAGCGTATCAAGACGTTCCTGACGTGCTTGCAGGTGTTTAGCTGCTGCTTCGTACTGAGAGTTCTTATTAGCTTTGTTGAACATGTTAACTTCACGGTTATAGGTGTTGATAAAGCCATCCCATATATCCTTCATCTGTCCCACTTCCAAAGCATCTTCCCTTCCAGCCCTCTCTGAAGCTTTAAACTTCCCATCTACAAAATCTTCCATCATCTTACGCATAGCATCTTTCTGAGCTGGACGTAATGGCTCTGCATCAAGAAGTGTATTGATTTCACTGTGTAACTCTTTCTTCTGGTCAACCAGTTTAGGGGCATCAGCTTTGTCAATCTTCTTATTCTCTGCAAGAGCTTCCTCATATAGTTTGTTAAATTCATCATCACGTTGTTTCTGATACAGACGTTCAGACCTACGCTTCAGTGAATCCAAACTAGTCACGTTCCCACCAATACCTTTCTCCTCAGCACGTAATGCCTTGGTAGCAATATCAGAAGGCAGACCACGTTCCTTAACCCAATCAGCAAACGAAGAACGAACACGTTGTGACTTAGCAGCAGCAATACCCTGTTGAGAAGCAAGTTGGTTACGAGCCATCTCAGCATGACGTTCGGAGTTGTTCGCTTGGTCTTCCTGACGAATACGACGCATCAACTCTTTCGGGTCACCTTTATAAGAAAGGAAGTTTTCAGCTGTAGCTTTAGCCTTCGCACCTGCCGTATACAGAGAACGAGCAAAGCGATCTGCACGGTCTTTAGTAGCTTGACGAGCAGCACTTGACATAGCAGCCAGACGTTCGATTCCAGTAGCCGGTTTAACAGGCTCAGCCTCAACCTCAGGAGCTTTAGGAGCACGGGTAGGCAATGGCTCTGCTTGAACAGTTGGTTCCTCGGGGGCGCTCTCAGCAGCCTTGCTGGCCTCTTCTGCTTCTTGACGTTTACGAGCTTCTGAAACAGCACGACGTTGAGCAACTAAATCTCTCGCTGTAGTAACTGGTTCTTGTGGCTCTGGCTCGGGAGTTGGCTCTTCCTGAATCTTACTAGCTTCGGCTTCCTGACGTCTAGCTTGAGCTTCCTTCAAAGCACGTCTTTGTGCGACCAAATCACGAGCAGTTAAAGGAGAGGTTTGAGGAGAGGAAATTTCTTCCGTCACAGTAGTAGCAGAAGGCTCCCGAACCGGTTCGATTTCCGGGTCATTTTGAGTTCTAAATTTAATGTCATCAACTTCAGGTTCTTTCTCCATCGCAGCACGAGCTTCATCAGCCTGAGCACGAGCACGAGTTACTTCCATATCACTACGAGCAAGAGAACGAATAGCTTCGCTGTTAGCCGCCTGTTGGCCTTCACGTTGAGAGCGAGCACGGTCAGAACGGAAACGGTTGAGAACATGTTTAGCAGCACCAAGTGGATTCTTAATCAGAACCGGAGGAGCAGCTTCTTTGAAACCGTCAGCAGTTAGAGAGGTCCAACCACGGTCTTGGTTACTCATTAACTTAGCTGTGTTATTCAGAGTGAAAGCATCTTGGATTGGGTTGAAACCTTCAGGCATACCTTTGAGTTTCTTCAAACCACCAATAGCAGTCTTCATCTCTGGAGAAACATTATCAGCTAGCTTCTGTAGTTCAGTTGCTTTCTCGATGAAGTTGTTGAAGTCTTCACCATCACGAGCTTTGAATCGGTTAGCTTCGTTATAGAAAGTTTTGTAAGCATCAATGAAGTCACGGTCAGCTTGAGTACGATTCTTAATATCCATAGCACTACCAGTAAAGTCACCACTAGCACGAGCAGATGTTAATTCACGGTCAAGATTGTCCAGTACGTCAGATAGAGACTTAGTGTTGTCTTTCGTATAGTCAGCCATCGCATCTTTCATTGCTACGGCTTGTTTCTGGTTGTGTTCGTTATCAGCGTTCGCTTTACCTTGACGCTTGTTAGGAGCAGCAAGAGGGTTCAAACCCGGAACGTTAGAACGATCTTCCAGAATGGTAGCAGCCTTCTCAGCACGACTTTGGTCAGTGTTCAGGATACGCTGAGCAGCAGGAGAATCCATAGCCACAGCATCAGTAACACGGAAACCATTCTCGTCCAGAAGGTTAAGGGCAGAAGCAGTGTTAGCATTGTCAGCTTTAGAATACGCTTCACGTAATTCATCAGCATTAGTAGCACTACGTATCGCTTCATCTTCAGCGGCAATATCAGTTTTAACATGCTCTGGAGTACGGTCAAATACTTGAGGACTAGGACGACTGATCAATCCATGAACCCCACCAATAGCCCCACCATAAGCAGCGCCCATCGCACCTTCTTCTACAGCACCTTCAATAATATTAGCAAGAGTAGTGTCATCACCATATTTGTTCTGTGCTTCAGCAGCACCTACAAGAGCACCACCTTTAGCACCAGCCACTGCATTAGATGCTACACTCTGACCAACACGACCTAGAGTAGTAGAAGCAGTGCCTGTCATCCCCGGAAGAATCTTCTGAGCTGCAAAGTTAGCACCACCAACTAAACCAGCATCAAGAACAGACTTCTCTTCACCCTCTTCTGGAGTTTGGTCTGCATAAGCACGGCCTGTCTCACGAGCTGCAATAACAGCAGCAGCTATAGCAGGGTTAGCAACTGTCAAACCGATATCAGCAGCGACACCAGCATACTGACCAGCTGACTTCCCAATACCATCTTCAATCTTAGAGAGACGTTCTTCTAATAAATTCTTAGAGTTCTCTTGAATACGCTTACCATAGCTTGTCTGTGAACCAGTTAGATTCTCTCCAATCTCAACTAATCCACCAATACCTCTAGCAGCACTAGCTGCAATATTAGCACCACCTGATTGAATAGCATTGGACACACCTTGAGCAAAGTCACCAATTAATCCCGGTTGTTCTTCTTGTTTCGGAGCTGGAGCCGCCTCAGGAATTGTTCCACCTGCTGCTTTATATTGTTCTCGCATCTGAGACTGTTGCTCAGGGGAGGCGTTCAAATACGCAGGGCTTTTAGAAGCTTCTTCCCACGGTTTTAAGTTAGCCATAATTTCTCCTTATAAATAAAAATGTCCTACCTCCTATATACATTATAAGAGATAGGACTTAGGTCTTACTGAATCATCCAATCAACATTAGAAGACAGAGCACCATTAAGTTTGGGATTAGTTGCTGCACCACCAACAGCTTCATCAGCTTCTGCATCAAAAGTCTTGTATGGGTCATAGAAACCACCAGAAGGGATACCACGGTTAACCACAGCAGTTGCACGCTTCTTATCCATGCCAGAACCAATATAAGCATCAATTGTAGCTTTCTTAGATTCCAGAACACCCTTATCAGCGGAAGAAGCACCAACTGTTGCCTGCTTACGAGCATAAGACAGAGCTGCATCAGAAGGACGATAACCAGCTTTGAGAGACCAAGTGTTACCAGTCTTAACAAAGATTGACGGGTCTTCTGCAAAGTGGGATAAGTCATCTGCTTGCAGAGAGCGGTTAGCACCAATTTCAGCCCTTGCGGAGTTCATGATAGCCTGCATGTAAGCGGTACGAGCAGATTGATAATCACCATCTTTAATGGCTTTGTCTGCCAAATCCAAGTCTTTGTGAGACTGTTTAAACAGAGCTGCTTTTTCTGCCCACTGTTTAGCAACAGAGCCTTCAGCAGTATTCTGAACGTTACGAAGCTCTTTCGTACTGAAGTTGAAGCTCTGAGCAGCTTGTTCTGCACGGTCTGCTTTAACCTGATCACGATAGCCAATAAGCTCTTTCTGTTTAGCAAACTGTGCATCGGCACGTTCTTCAGCAGCACGACGAGTTTCAGCAGCACGTTCACGAACCGACTGGTCTTGAATCTGTTGACGTCTATCCCACTCTTGATTAGCACGAGCTTCATCCTGAGCAGCAAGAGCCATCTTCTCCTGAGGACTAATCTGACGCATCTTCAACATCGAAGGATCACCAGAAGCTATAGCAGCAGCTACAGAATCTTGAGAGTAACCTTGTTCAATCAGGTTATCACGGTTCAACTCCAACTGTTGTTTAGCTTCATCCTGAGATGCCATACCAGAACCAATCTGGAATGCTTCAATCGGAGACTTACCAGACATAATAGAAAGACCTACACCCATCAAACCAGTATAGAAACTAGAGTTCTGATAGAAAGGTTGTTTCTGCATAGTCTTCCAAGCTTCTGCTGGGTTCTTAGATTGTGCAACTTTAAGGATATCTTGGTTAACACGTTCTTGGTCAGCAGCACGAGTAGCACCGCTCATACCTTCACCCTGAGGAACTCCAGAAGCGATAGTATTCATCACACCTTGTGCCTGTTGTACTTGTTCAGGGGCAAATTCTTTATCTGACTCTTCAATTGGTTTAGCAGGAGCAGTAACCGGAAGAGGACTAGAAGCAGGAGCTACATCAGGAGGTATCATAGAGCCTTCTTCACCCGGATTAATACCAGCGTCAATACCAGCCAAACTGGTAGGGACAGAAATGCCTTGCTGTTCATACAAACGTTGCTTGAATCCCGGATTGACCATTGCCTGTTGATCAGCCTGAGCTTGTTGTACTTGTTCATCCAAACCAGCAGGTACAGCAGGACGCTGATACATAGAAAGGTCAGCAGCTGGACCAGCAGGTCTAGACATGTAAGGAGAGGCCGTAACCCCTCTCTGACGATCACCATAAATCTGATTGCGCGGGTCTTGACTACGAAGATACGCGTAAGATGTTTGTTGCATAATTAATCTCCTAATTAAGAACTAGCCAACCCACCAATGACCCCACCTGCTAACGCACCCCAAGGTCCAAAGGAAGAGCCTGCTGCTGCGCCACTCATAGCACCACCTAAGAAACCACTTCCACCACCTGAAACTTTATTAGTAGTCGTTGTCCCTAAAGCACCATTGAGTACGCCTGCTGCACCGAGTTGGTTATTAATGTCTTGATAGCCCCAATTGGCTGCATTCTGAGCATTAGTATAAGCATTGTCCAATTCAGACTGTTGCTGTTGTTGCTGTTGCAAACCTGCTGCCCATTGATTCTGCATCTGCTGTTGAGAAAGTTGACCTGCCTGAGTACCAAGGTTAGACATAGTGTTACCGATACCAGAGAGACCACTTAGAGCGGAAGCCTGAGATTGTCTATTACCAGACAGGATACTCTGAGCCTGATTGACAGCAGAGTCATAAGCACTGTTAGTAATATTGGTTGCTGTATTCTGCATCTGATTCAGAGCATCACCCTGAGCAAAAGATTTAGCCATACGTGCACCTGAACCTTGCTGACCAGCATACTGTTGAGCCAATTGAGGAAGAGCATTACGAGCCAAGTCTTGCTGGGTCTGTTCGTTATTAGCTGTAATAGCAGCCTGAACAGCGTCATCATCATAGAGTTGACCAGCCAAAGCACCAATCTGTTCTCCAGTGATTTGACCTGAATTAGTCAGATTGTTGTAACCAGTATTAGCTTGGTCAAGATAACCTAGACCAGATTGAGCAGCACCCATGTACTGAGAAGAGAGAGCACCTAGTGCCCCTGATTGAGAAAGGTTATTCAGAGCCTCAGTTTGGTTCTGATTAAAACCTACATTGTCTTTATAAACATAATCGCCTGAACTTGTGTTATTCACCTGATTGACTAGTTGGTCAATATAATTTTGAATATATTCAGGTCTTGTCATTTTGGAAGTAGACGTGCTACCCCCTCCACCAAATAAACCCATAACTCCTCCTTAGTTCGCCCCGAAGGCTCCGAGAACACCACCTAAAATATTACTCCCAGCTGTAGACAACCAGTTACTCTGACCAGAAGAGTTGGAAAGGTTAGACCCACCAATCATAGGACCAGCCATACCAGATTGACCACCAGAAGCATTGTAGGAGTTCCAAGCATTCGTAGTTTGTTGACTAGGAGTGAATGCACCTAACCGACCTGCAATACCTAGACCAGTGACACCAGCTCCAAGAAGCTGTTGAGTTGTATTAGGAGCGGCTCCTTTGTTAGTAATTGTGTAACCAGCCATAGGACTTACTGAGTTTAATACATTCAGTTGGTTGTTGAGTTGATTCCACCCATATTGTTGACTACCAATAGCGTTCTGCCAATTAAGGTCAGCTTGTGCTTGATCTTGCTGTTGCTGTAGATTACCAGCAGTAAGTTGGTTCTGAATAGCCTGTTGAGCAGCTTGTGTACCTTGAGCACCAAGATTCAAATTCTGTCCAGCTAATCCAGTCTGAGCATTAAGCAATCCTTGTTGGAAAGAGTTATTAGACTGGAGCGCATTAACACCCAAATTCTTGCCAGAGATGCTACGAGACAGATTAGTATTAGCAGAGTTCAAAGCAGCACCTTGAGCAGAAGCACGACGGAGAGAACCTGAGTCAGAGCCATTACCGAGAGATACATTAGAAGCTGCTTTACCAGTTGACTGAGCAAGAGCTGAGTTATTAAGTCCAGAACTGAAGTTATTAACATCACCAGCACCAATAGAGTTGTTACCTAGAGCAGAATACTTCTGAGCCAGAGTATTCATCTGATCTAAGCCCTGCTGTGTACGAGGAGTATACATACCACTCAACTGGTTCAGGGTAGAGGAGTTAGCTAGGTTAGAAAGAGCAGCTTGTTGATTAGGATTGAGACCAGCCAATTGCTGAGAGATGAAACCTGCATCATTGCTATTCATATTCTGAGCATTAGCTACAATCTGTTTTAACAGAGCATCAACCTGAGAAGATGGAGCCACTGTAGTTTTAGTCTTAGAAGCAGACCCGAATAAAGACATACGTCCTCCTTATTATTTAATAACACCAACACTTGCCAAACGTCTAAGAACGGCTTGTGTATGTGGGCTGTATTGAGAACCTGCTTGAGTTGGTGCATGTGCTCTCTGAACTGTTTGAGACTTAGGAGCCTTACCCGCTAACATTGCAGCAGCAGCTAGTGCAGCATTACCAAAGTTCTGTTGTGGCTTCTGATCTTCTCCAGCTTCCTCTACATCATCAGAATAGAACTCAGTAGGGGAGCCACCAAGAGCACCTGTCTTAGCAGCAGCAATCTCAGCCTGAGTAGGAGCATTAGCAGCACCTTCTCTAGTAACCAATTCAGGAGAGAACTGATTCACTGGCTGTACTGACTGTAAAGCACCCATCGGGTTAGCAACCTGACCAGCAGCATCATTAGCTGTATAGAAAGGAAGAAAGTTCTTATTGTTCATAGAATCCAAAGCCTGAGGTGTGAATCCTTTCTTACCAGCGAACATTTGTTTTGCTCCACCAGTCCCTTCAGAATATCCCACCATAGCTTTCTTCACATCACCATCAAAAGCTTTTAAGTTGTCTCTGATATACCTAGCACCCATATCAATATTCTTAGCAGGGTCTAGACGATCTTCTAGTTTGTAGCCATAATCCTTAGCCAGCCCTTTACTTATTTGCATTAAACCTACCGGCCCTGTACCTGATGCAACAGAAGGTCTACCACTAGACTCCCTCTGAATAACTGCATGGATAAGAGCAGCAGGAATGCCGTACTTTTTAGAAGCTTGCTGGACCATAGGGTCTAGCTCGGACACTCCCATGCGTATTGTCATAAATCCTCCTTAAGCGTATATTAAAGAACCTTCTAGCATTGGGTATGTGAAGTTCAAATTTATATTTACATTGATTGGATATTGATCTGTCCAGTTAGCAACCAGAGGTCCAAAACCTGTACCAACAGTACCATTCTCCATTGTATGTGTTCTTTCATGAACCCACATCCAACCCCCACCTTGACCAGTTATAGCTCCATTAGTAGTATTAAGGCACATCATAGGAATACCTAATCCAGTACCTCCTCCACTAGAAGGGAAGAATCTGTTTATGGCAAAAGGAGTTCTGTAGGTAGAAAAGACACAAGAAGTAGTCCCCGGTGAATAGATGTTTAGGCCACCATTGTGCTCAGGAACTCCTACACCACTGGCAAATACTGCTATTCGCATGTCTCCAACAGAAGCCCCTCTGTTATTACCAGATTGATTAGATCTATTGTGAGTAATAATCATTTGACTATTACTTGGATTATAACCAACACACACACCTCCCTGACTCCAATTGGCAAAAACCAGAGCATTAGGTCCAGCATTAGGAACAGTGAAGCCGTCACCAACACCACCTCTGTATGCCCAAGTGCATTGACCAACAACTCCACTATCAGAGATAGAGAAGAAGTCAGCTGAGTTAGAGAAAGTGATACCATAACTCCTATTACCTCTAGGCCAGAGTTTATAGGCTTGAAAGCTCATGGGGAAGTTACGGTTGTTGTTACCACTCGCACCAGCTGGGTCTATATTTATATTAACAGTCTGACCAGAGGTTCCTATGCCAGTGACAGTGCTGAAGCTTGGCATCAGGTCTGTACCAACATAATAATCTTGAATCAACCGACTAGTAGGAACAATAAGCAACTCACCTTGTCCGTCAAAGGAACCGACAGTAAAAGAGGCATTCCTTGCACTCCAAGAAGGGGATATACTAAAAGCCCCTAGATATTGTGGAAATGTTAAATTACTATCTATAAACAAAGCAGCCGGAGTAGCTGGACCCGGCCCCACTGGTTGACACCATATTCCATACGCCATATTACCAACTCCCTATTCTAATTCTCAAAGCACCACCACCATCGTAGAAATCAATCCTGTTACCATTCATCCACAGCTGTGCCCCACCTGTACCACCCATAACAAAATCTCCACCAACTGTAAGTCTCCAATTAGAACCACTCATAGAACCAGCAGTAATCTTGTTAGCAGTAAGGTTAGCAATCTGACCGTCAGTAATCCACACGTTATCAATCTGAGCAAACTGAATACGAGCATTAGCAATCTGAGCTGTGGTAATGTTGACGTTCTTAATATCAGCGAACTCCATCCTAGCCCTACCGCCTTCAAATACGAAAGGTGTGTTACCTGAGTTACCATCACCGACAATAAACTTGTTAGCTGTTACTTGGAATTGACTATTCGTACCGTTGTTAGTAAGTTTAACTCCAGCATACTGACCGTTAACAGAAGAGTTGACACCCCATGTAGCTTCATAGCTGTCTAATCTCATGTATTGAGAAAGAGAGTTCTGTACGGTAGTAACCTTACCATCCACTTCAGCAATCTGAGTACCCTGAGCAGTAAGTTCTGTTTGAACTAAAGCAATCTCCTCTCCCTGTTCGTTCACAATCCCTTGTACTGTCTGAATCTTTAAGTCATTACCTTCAATAGAAGTTTTGAAACCTGCAACTGTACCATCCAATTTAGTAGGAGGATTAGTGCTTCTATCCCAAATATCTTCAGTGGATAGATTACCCATCTGTGTTTGGATATCAGCAATTGCTGTTTCAATCTCTGTAGTAATTCGGTTCTCAAGTTCATCGAACTGTAGATTCATTGCATGAAGAGCTTTAATACGAACATCTATCTCATCATGAATCTCGTCGATTGCTTGGAACATTTGATTGGTTGCTGTACTGACTTTCTGTAATTCATCATAAACTGCAACGTTATATTTATCCGTATCCTCTACATTGTTTAGAAACCCAACGTTGTAGGGAAGTGTGGTGTTGTTTCTTCCAGTATTCTTACGAAAACCTCCAGCACCCATAAATACCTCCAATTATAAACAATAAAAGGGAGCCGAAGCTCCCTAGTTGTTATCTTCGACCGCCAACAGCAAACTCTATGGTTAAACCATTCATAGACGCATTACTGTTAACATCATTATCTATAACATTATAGAATAGGTATGGATGGTTCAGTCTGACTGCTACGTGACGATCTACACCAACCCTAAACTCTTTAGTAGAGTGGTTGTGTCCATACTCATTAGAGAATTGACTACCACCTGCTTCAAAAGTATAAGTCCCTGTTCCTGTTACTTGAGGTCTAAATCGGTTAATGTGTTTCTGATTCCATTCATTAGTGACGTTATCAAAATCAATCCCCGTTCTCTCTAGTCTCATTTCCAGAGGCTTCTCTATAACCACATCATTTGTTCTGTCATAGATATAATCCAAAGCTCCTATATCAACTTGGTAAAATCCTTTCAAGAAAGAACCTATGATTGTAACTCGCTGACGGAAGTTAGTTGCATCTTTTCTCCACACCAGTTTGTCAATCGAAGGGTCATCCCAAGTGATCTCTTGGAAATCAGCCCAGATAGGACCACGTTCCAGAACAGGAGGATCAACCAGACCGATACAGTAAGAGTAAGGAATCGTACGGAAAGACCAAGTATCAAACTCGTAGTTCCATACAGCTGCCTTAGTACAAGCAAAACTTTCTTTAGGTTCACCCGGACCTACATAAAGAACCCACACTTCTTTCTTATCCTGATGAAGATGAACTCGTGTAGCAATTGGGTTCACCAGACAAATCTCATTAATGAGCATGTTCTTCACTCGGTTAGAAGCAATAGATTTCTTAGAAGCACCATTATGTAGAATGACGTCGTTCTGAGTTACTACAAAGTGACCACCCTCAACTTCCACCACACATTCAGGAGCAAGGATACCTGAATCGTTAAACAGCTTCTTAAACATCAAAGGCTGATAGGTGTTGTTAGTAGGAGAACCAATGTAGGTTTCAAACTCAGTATACACGAACAGGTAATCTTTCAGAGGAAGAACATCTAACAAACTACCGTTAGAGTCAGCCAAGTCAATATACCCTGCGTAACCATTCTCAAGAGCTTCTGTCTGTCCTACGATGTTAGCTGCTAGGTCAGAAGTTACTGCTCGGTCGTATGCATAATCATCCCAAAGCTCAGGAGCCTTGTTTTCCTCTGCAAAGTTAGACCAACGTAAACGAAGAGGATAATGAGTAGTAACACCAGAAGCGTTAGACTCTCTCATATTCAGAGCAAACAACCTATTATTAAAAGCCCTTACTCGTTCACACTTCCAGTTATACTTCTTAACAGAAGGGTTGCCATCTGCATCAACAACTGTCTGTTCACCCCATCCCGGAAGATCAGTGAAGTATTCAGAATCGAATTCCTTAACCTGAGGAGTTTCGTAGTGAGTAGTTGCTACTGCACAGTTAGAGATGATCGCATGATACCAAGGATAATCTTCAAACGCATCATAGTCTTTCTGGACCATCTGGCTTACAGTACAAGTCACCTTAATCTCACCCTTACGAATAGCAGTAAGTTTCAAAGTAGGGTTAGTTGTAGAGGTAGTAGAAACATAACCACTCTTATCAACCGTCCACTTGTAAGTGTAACTTCCAGTAGGAGATGCTGTAGCTGTGATAACAATTTCTTCACCTACATCAAGAGAAGCATCAATAACATCAAGAGTAACTCCAGTGAGAGGAGGATCATTAGCAAGCATTGCTGCTCTACCAAATCCTTCCAAGTCCATAACGTTGGAGTAGTCGTAGAAGTTATTCCCTTCTGACATCCCTGACGTATCAATACCAATTGTATCAGTGTCAAAATAAGTAACTTCTTCTGACTCAACAACCGGTTCTTCTACAGGAGCTTCTGTAGTGATAGCCATTGCTGACATAGCCCTACTTGCCAAACGAGAGGATAGGTCAACTCGAACAGTACAAACTGCTGAACGACTTCCCTCTGCTGTCACTGCTGTAATCTCCGTATAACCTGCAAGCAAACCAGTGATGGTAGCTTCTGTACCTGTACCACTTACTGTAGCAATATTGGTATTAGAAGAAGTCCAAGTGATTGCTTGGTTAGGAGCATTAGCTGGGCTAACAGTTGCTGTCAAGATATACTGAGTACCACGACTCATTTGAACATCTGTCTGGCTTAATGAGATACTATCAATCTGAGGAATCGCTGTTACTACACAAGATGCAGTCTTTGTCCCATTGTCAGCGGTGATAGTTGCCTGTCCTTCTCCAAGAGCTGTAAGAACAACCGTCTTAGTGTTAGCATTAGGAGAAACCGAAATCAAAGATGGGTTAGAAGAAGTCCAAGTTACAGAAGGTTTACCTGTGATAGCTGTAAGAGTAGAAGTACCACCTTTACGCATAGTCAGTGTATCTTGACTCAGATAAATACCAGAATCACCATCGATGATGTTAACTGCAATCTGAGCTGAGATAGAATCGTCAGCTGTACTGACCGTAACAACTAGATTACCTTCAACTGATTTAGAAGTCAGTGTAGCTTTCTTAGAATCAGTAGGGTCAACCTCGATACTACCATAAGAAGAGTTACTCACTTCCCAAACTAGGTTAGCATTCTGTGCATCTACTGGTTTAACTTCAACTTCAAGAATCTTGGTCTGGTTAAAGTTCATGGATACAGAAGTCTCTTTAGGGGAAATACTAGAGACCACTGGATAAATCTTAATTGTCGCTGATGCTTTCTTCGTAGCTGTAGCAACCTTACGGCTGATATCAGTTAAACTTTCATCGGTAAGTTTATACAGTTTCTTATCTGTACCTACCACAAGGAAGCTAGTACCTGCGCTATAATAATCGAAAGGCATTGAAAGGAACGAGAGAGGAGTCAGATCTTTATCTTCGTCTACATAAGAAAGAGGGGCATTACCCCCCGTCTTAAAGACTCTCTGCTCAACAAACCGAGCATTAATAGCGTTAGTGAAAGCATTTGGTGCTAAGTCAGTAGGTGCTTGGTCAGCGATAACCCCAACTGCGCCTAATGATTTAATCGGATAGAGAGCCATGCTACCTCCTTAGCTAATACGTCTCCAAATGTGTGCTGCTCGGAACGGTGGTAAAGTGTTAATAGGCTGACGAGAGATATCATCATAACCAAAACTAACAGAACCAGAGATTGAGTGTGAGTGAGTATTTGTATCAGTTGTCTGAGTATAACCACCACCCGGACTATACCAGTTAGGGTTGCTATTGTGACCACTAGCATCACCACGACCCATCGTAATACCGTGTGCGTGAGAGTAAGAACTTACTTGGAAACTAGAACCGTTGATTGTCGTCAGAGGCATGTTATCAGCACGAACTGTATTGAACACACGACCACCTGTACCGCCTGCTTGGAACTCAACACGCTGGGCGTTAGGAACAGATCCATCGGGGTTGACAACACCAGTACCCATAACAACACCAGTAACTTTAGCCCAAGAGCCAAAGCCGAGAGAGCTAGAATCACCGGGGTTGATATCTTCTTCAGTGATATAGTAAGCACCAATACGATAAAGTTTATTCTGCATCCAATTCAACATGAAAGCTTCCATCTGACCTTTGGTTACAGCATCTTTATCACCTGTACCCGGAGTTAGGTTCTTAATCATCAGATTACCAACATCCATTGCATCGCCAGTAAATGTGATCTTCTCTGACAAAGCCTTAAAGGATTCAGAGGACAGGTTCACTGGTTCAGTGATATTAGGGAATGTATTAATCAACACTTGTTTAATGAGGCGGAGTTGAGCCGCCCCTTCGTAGATGTAGTCCCTGTCACGAGGGTACAGGGGATTTAAATCGGTAGTTACTACCGCTGTAGTTTCAATAGCCAAAAGGCACCTCCATTAATATTTACCTATGGTGTATAGGTCTGCTTCTGCAACTCTTCGGTTGTGAAGTCCCGGACTCTGTTGTTTTACACCTCTGACTGTTATCTTATCCCAACGTAAGAACTCTGAGTAAACATCACCCTTAGCATCTCCGTTGATCACTTTCCTTAGCTTAGAAGTTGATAGAGCTGTTCCTCCTACATTAAAATTGAAAGAGGTGAGAGCATCAAACTCGTGGGTTAGCAAAGGAACCCTAATATTTTTCTGAGTGGCACGAACAGAGTCTTGTGTGTCTCTATCTAGCAGAGCTAGACAATCCTCTATAGAATACGTTAATCCCTGTCTAACTGGATACCCATTCATATCGCGCGTAGCCCCAACACATATCGTCCAGATACCTGCGGAATCTTGGTAAGCACGAGTTCTCATACCTTCATGCTTCATGATGAATTCCATCCCTTCTGGGCTTAAGCTCAGTTGTATCGGTGGCAATGCGACATTATCCATTTTTCACCTCCTTTTCCAGTCAGCCCTAAATTACTGAAGCATATTTCTCAGAGCACTAGAATCAGAGTCCGGACAAATAACCACAAGATTATTCTGAATTGTACGCTGCTTACATGATGCACTCAATTTCTCAACTGGTGCAGGTTGTGTTACCAGAGGATGCACTGCGTTAACAGGAACAGCCACTGACACAGCAAAACCGGTAGCAACACAAGCTAACCCATAACTGATTTGTTTCATCATTTTCATCTTCGTATCTCCTATGTGTATTCCTTTTGTGATATAGTAGTTTCATTACTTCTTGAACAGACTTACTACTAAAGCCCCCGAAGGGGCTATTAGATTACTTCTCTGCTAACTTCGCTTCTAGAACTTCAACCTTTTTGGTAAGTTCTTGGATTGCAGCAATTGCATCTAAAAGCAACACATTCTCATCTAAAGCTAGGGTATCAGTCCCTTTGAAAGTTTTATACTTCCTAACATATTGAGGGTCAATAGCTTCAAGTTGCTGGGCAATAAACCCACGCCTTACAGTTGCTTTCTCATCATAATTATAGATAAAGGTTTTATACTCCATCTTGTTTAAGTTAGAAAGAGCTGTGGCTGTCCCTTCTTCCTTAATGCTATGCTTGAGTCGTTCGTCAGAGACTGGAGATTTACTGAAGATGTAATTAGTAGTCCCACTGTTGTTCCCGAAGGTAATGTCGTAGCTCTCAGCACTGAAATAGGTATTTCTGACAATGTCTCCATTAGGTTGATTTCCTGTAGGAAGGTCATAGTCATAAACTTGAGAAATAACAGCGGATGGATGGTTAGAGTCTGGGAAGATTAGAGCCCCTAAAGAAATAAAGTTTCTCCAACCCCCATTAGAAACCCCAGCCCCACCACCAACAAACCCTACATATCCAGAGTATGAAGAACTCATCCAAGTATTAGCTAGAGTTAAGTAGGTATTTCCAGGAGCGTTTCCTGTTCCATTAGGAGTTAGACTCTTGTTGAAAAGAAGTTTACCATCTAATTTAAAATCCCAAGTTGCAGCTCCGATGGAATATTTATCATTTATGGTGGTAATTCTAGTTGATAAATCAACTTCATTAGACCCTTGCAATTGGAAAGAAGACCGATACTTATCAACACCTCCAACTAAGTATTTAGAAGAAACTAAACCACCAGTAATCGGTGTACCGCTAGGAGGCTCTGTCGAGTCGCTGTTAATAACAGACCAAGAAGTATTAGCAGCAGTAAAACCACCATGAGCACGAATAGTCCAAACACCAACAAAGTTACGACCCATGATTTCATCAGATGATGCACCATAAATTGAGTTTGATCGCGATGCGTCTAGGTGTAAGGTATTGAATCGACCTTTGATGGCAATGTTTCCAGTTGAAGGGATAGCATCACCATCACCAGTTGGGAAAGTGCTGTTGTCTACATACATAGCACCATGAGTTATCCCAAATACCTGTGAGTATGAGGTTGAAGAATACGAGGTCACATCAGCTGTAATGTTTGGTGCTGCTGATTCAAAAATATCTCCGTTAGCAGAAGAAGAACCACCATCACCGCGAGCATATAAAGCACGAATAGAACCAGCCTGAACGCCATTCCTATCAGGAACACGGAAGGTAGTAGAACCATCCCCTTTACTATATCTCCCACGCTTGAACTTGTCAGAAAGCCACAAAGAGTCCTCGATTGGTGACAATAATTGTGCATAAGCCCACAGATCTGGATAGTCAGCGCGGTTTAAAAGCTGCCCATCAGACACAACTTCAAATGCAGGAATGAAAGCACGACTGTCACGAAGATGGAAATCACCAATACCAAAGTTGGAGATACCGCTCATGGTAGGACCACCAGAACCACCACCACTATTACGAAGCTGTCTCAAAGTTACTGCATCATAATCTCCAACTGCATCAGGAACAGTTACAGGTTGTGTAAAGGTTACTTTCTGAGTGAGCTGTTTGATATCAGAGTTGATACCAGTACGATTTACACCAATGGTGCGACCCTTAGAGTCCTTGACATAAGAACCAATCGCTGCAAAGGGAAGTTCATCAATCTCAGGACGATATCGTTTAGAGTAGATAGGGTATTTAGTTTCTACACCACCATCATTCAAATCTACAACTTGAAGACGACCAGCAGTGTGGACCTCTACACCTTGAACAGAAGAAGCATAACTGCCAATCTTGATAGTATTCTCTGGTGTTACTTTAATCATGTCAACAGATTCTACACCATTAGAACCAGCAGCACGGAAAGGTACATCATTAGCTACGAATGGGTCAGCTTTAAATAGAGCACCTTCCATAATAGGAGCAATAGAATCTGCAACATAAACTTTAGTAGCTCCATCAGCTTTAGTCATGTAGGTGTTTTCAGCATCCGTCTTCTGCAAATACTTATTCGTTAGGTTGACAGCACCAACTACACCATCAACAGTTGAAACACCTACAACAGCAGCATCTCGGTTAATAACAACATGAGGCATCATTATCCCAGATTTGGGCATTAATTCTCTAGACATTTATAATCCTCCATAAAGCCCTCCGAAGAGGGCATTCTTAAATTTACTTAGACGGCATTTCAACACGAACAGAGATGAATGCATCTTTAGGTATGTCAATAGGATCTCCATCAGAAAACCCTTCTATCTCATTTCTAGCAAAAACCGGAGAGGTTGGATGGGTTCTGTGATAGGCTTTAACTAAAATAGAACCATCTTCTTTAACCTCATAATCCAGCCAAATCCTAGGCTGCTTATTGCGATCTGTTGGGATTTCAAACCCCCCATCAACCCCACCCCATCTTGCATCAGAGTTAAGACCGAGGCAACCAGTAATCAGATATTCACCAATACCCTTCCGGATGACACTAACCCCATCAGATTCATCATTCGTTTCATATCGACCATCGGTATAAATATTAACTACCGGAGATGCCGCTTTGATAAATCCACCTGTATCAATAATGGTATTTTTGTTTGTAAGACAATGGACATATTTTGTTGTTCCATCTGCAACCTTTATTGCGTAAGATACACGACCGTAATCTGAGGCTTCTCCACCAGCTCCTGCATATGACACACCGTGGGCAACCCAGAAGTTAGTATCCTCTGGCTGCATATACCAGTAACAGTTAAACATGTCTAAAGTAAACAGACCACTTCCGGCGGCATGTTGGACTCGCGCACCAGTACCGCCCGTACCTGTGTTTGCTGGAGTGTTACTCAGCGCCCCAATGTTGCTTCGGGCACCAGCAGCATCACCAGCACCTGTACCACCACTGGAGATTGGTACATTACTAAGAGTAGCAACAGAACCTAAACCCAAGTTAGACCTAGCCTCCGCAGCATCACTAGCACCTGTCCCGCCTTTTGCTACTGGAACAATATCTAATGTAGAAAGAGATTTAAGTCCTAGATTATCTCTTGCACTAGCAACATCTGTTGCTCCAGTGCCCCCTCTCTCAACTGACAAAGCTACAGTACCGACCAACCCAGCCGTGGTACGGTAACAACCCCATCCGTTATTATCAACAAACATGTAGGTTTCTTTATTTGGAGATAAGATCTTAGTCTCCCCAGAACCTTGCTCTATTCTGTCTAAATCTAAATTTACCTTAGCATCATTGGGATTCTTTGCACCTGTTCCACCCTGAGTGACAGAAAGCGCTGTTGTAAGCCCTGCGAGAGATGTTATATCAGAGTTTGCACCAGAAGCAGCAGCACCTAAGATAGATCTGGAGAGGTTGACGTTACCTGTGATTTCGTCAGGAGCTTGGTTATTTATAGTGACTACATAAGGGACCTGACTTTGAACATTACCTTTATATGCACTATCTTTTACAGAATCTGGAGAACGTATTGCTTCTCCTCCTGTCCAATCTGGCAGACGAATATTAATAAAGTTAGTGGAATCTGCATCAGTTATACCATCTGCCAATTTACCCCAAGAGAAGTATTGACGAGAACCAGATTGCCACTCTGTTTCAGAAACAACAGGGAGTTGTCCGCTGACAAGGGATGGACCTAAATCTGAAGCAGACTCTTTTGATACCAGACGACCATCAGCAGGAAGAACTCCCGGATATGAGACATTCTTCGTTGGGTCATAAGGGAACATCACCATCTCACCAAGATATAGAGAAGGGTTTCCTGTTGGAATGGTAATGTCAATGTTACCAGTTGAATCAGGAGCACGAGAGTTAACAGTTAGGATACGGCCTTCTGTTTTAACTGGAGTAAGGGTCTTATCAGCCGCAACAGTATAGAATTCATACTTCGTTGAGTCCCACACCAAAACCTTTTCTCCTACCTGTCGGTATTGGGCATCTAAATCAGCTTCAGCTTTCGATTGGTATGTTTTAGTTGTTTTATCAAACTTATCATTAATCTCTTGGCGACTATATTGAGCAACGTTCAAAACATTACCTAAGCCAACCGTGTTTTTATTAAGAGTGAGAGCTACATCTCCAGTTTGTTCTGGACCATCATTAACTTTGATAGAACGGACAGAAGGGATCAGGTTAGCAATATCACTAAGAGTAGTTTTGTAAACTTTATTGTCATCCGCATCTACATAGAAACCGATATCACCAAGAACAGGAGTTCCAGATGGTGCTGTATTTAAATCAGTAACGGAGCCATCACGACCCGGCTCACCTTCAGGAATCCCAAGCTTGATTTCGCCAGTCTGGTTGTTGAAAGAGCCAGTAGCTTCAGAACCCGGAGGAAGTGTAGTCACTGTAACTTTCATAGCCAACAGAATGTCAAGCTGCTGATCAACTTCAATCAGTTTCTGGTTAATCAAAGCAATGGAGTTGTTAGCGTTAGCTACTGCTGCGTTAGTCTGTGCAATCAGTTGCATCAGTCGAGCATCTTGATCTTTAAAGTCTTGCTTCAAGTCTTCAATGTCTTGCTGTAACAGGATACCTTGCTTGTAGAGCCTCTCTACTTCAGCGATAAGGTCATCAACTGTACCAAATTTAGATTCAGCTAAGAGCGCCCAATACTTAGCATCAGCAGCATACTCAGCTGCTTGTTTGTAAGCTCCAATAGAGCCTTCTGTTGCACCAAATTGACCTACGTTATTTACTGCGTTAGGTTCTTGGTTGTTATAAACGATCATAGGTTCTCCTTATCTGTTTCTACGAATGCCGTACACTTCACGAGAGCTATTAAGACGGCTAATGGTTCGAGGGATTACAAGAGGTGACCCTGAGTATTCTGCTTTCTTACTCTGCTCAACAATTTCATCTAGAATTGCTTTACCAAGAGCAGACCACTTCTGCACTCCATTATCATCTTGAACAAACAAAGAAGCATGACGTAGAGTAAAATAGAGAAGTAATTCAGGAGCAATAGTCAGAATAGCACTTGTATCTTCGTCTTCATGGAATTCTGGAGGGTCAGCATAATAACTCAAAACCACAGCATTATCAGCAGGAATCTCAGGTGCTCCATCATCAGGATAAATAGGAGTGTCTGCATCAATGAGTGGGTAGAACATAAAGCGACTACCTAAACGAGCAAACATCACATCACCTTGATTCCAGTTGGATGGGTTAATAGAGTTATTTCTTTTCATCCAATCAAGTTCTTCAGGAGAGGTTGCTCGGAACATCATCCCATTCGAAGCTCTCATAATCCATTGTGCTTCTAAGAAGTCTGGTGGGATAAAAGCCACACCATCTTTAATATCTAAATATACTTCTTTTTCCAGAGAAGGAATACGTAAGTTACGATAGATTTCCTTTTCTGCAAAGTTAATAAAGTTTGGAATTTGATTAACAAATTCAGGGTCATCACGGTCAGCCCAGAGGGACACAGCCTTCTTAAGCCATCCGTAGGTATTAATTGGGTTTTGAACGTCTGGCATCGCCATAGATTGTCCTCCTAGTTGTATGTAGACAAAGAATATACATTACACACTGGCTTGTATAGGTCTTAAAACAAGAAAAGGCCACCCGAAGGCAGCCTTTATAGTTTTACTCTTTTGGAGTTACACCTGTAAATTCACAAGTAGCCGTAACACTCGAAACCGTAGAGTGGGTGGCTTTAACACTTACAGCACCAGAAGCAGCATCAGCCAAGGTCAGAAGACCGGCAGCACTTACAGAACCAGCTCCCGGAGGAGTTACTACGAAAGTATAGTTAGAAGCAGCTGAATTGGTAACGGTAAACATTGTAGTGAAAGCTGTAGTAGAACCGCCTACCTTATCTGCGATTGGACCACGAGATACGATGGTAGGGGCAGGAGCAACAATTTCAGAAATGGTTGCTGTACCAGAAACATCTTCTAATGTTGCAGTAATGGACACATCAGTGGATTGAGCCGCACTCGGAGCAGTATACAAACCAGACTGAGTGATAGAACCACCTCCTGTCACTGACCAAGTAAAGCCAGTTGTTTCGGTAGAACCATCACTTTTCTCCGCGCTTGCAGTGAACTGCCGAGTAGCCCCCGTCTGAAGACTAGCAACAGACGCAGGACTAACAGTTACACTGTCAACTGTTACGCTCCCGCCTTTCCCGCAGCGGTGAACAGTACGCCAGAAGCATACGGGTTGCGGTGACGCAGACCAACTTCCATCTCGATCATCCACTTCTCGTAAGAACCATCTTTAGCCAGTTCAGTACGCTTCGGAGCACGAAGGACCATCTGAGTCCAGTCAGAGCTGCGGAAGAAGTAAACTGCATCAGCAGGCATCCAACGGTTAACTACGATCTTATAGCTCTGGCCCAGCGGGTCAGTGATGCTATTTACTTCGTAGATGAACTGCTTGGTGTTTTCGAAGATACGCTGACGAGAGCCAACGGAGTTTTCTTGCAGCTTAGCAAAGATTGCTGCATGAGCAGGGTTAATCATGATGATGTCTGCTTCAGAACCTGCGGTATATAGCTGAAGGGTCATATCAAAGATATCTGCTTCATCAAAGCCGATGTTAGCAACCGGGTTAGATGCGTTCTTAGCAACTTTAACAGTTACTGCACCAGTATCCGGGTCAGCCGGGCCATCAACAGTTTTGTTAACGTTCGTACCAGTCAGACCGCCGTGAGCACACAGGAACTGGAAAGCACCAGTCTTACGAGCTGCATGAGTGTCATTCAGGCCACCCTGAGCAGGATCAGCTGCTGAGTTAGTCAGATACTGGTCAGCCAGAACGTCGGTACGAGCCTGACCGGACAGCAAGATTTTCTCGAGGTCACGTTTAATCTCTTTACCTTTCTTCTCCAGCTGATACATCAGTTCACGACCACGACCGTAGTTAGCGGTGGTGTTAGCGGTATCAGATACACGAACTACTTTACGCAGAATCTGAGTAACGTTAGATTTGATAACGGTCGGTTTCATTTCACCGTCTTCAGCGCGAGAGCCTTCAACGTGTGCGTTGTTAGCATCAACACTTGCCAGTGCATCGGTCTGCCAGCTGAAAATAGTCTGGTTGATAGACTCTTTACCAGTCATAGACACAAACGGGGTATCCTGCGGGGACAGAACAGAAATCCAGTTAGCAAAAGAAAGTTTTTTACCATTCTGGTCGTAAGATACAAATAAAGTTGGATTTGCCATGTTATGTTAGCTCCTATACTATTAAAAAATAATTTGTCGATTAATCTACGAGATACTTAAATGCATCTTCGTGACGAATACGACCCTCTGAAAATGCCTTGGCAACCTTAGCGTTGTCTGGCGTATTGGAAGAACGAGACTTAGAAGCATCGGACTTCACAACCTTACGTGGAGCACCGGGACGTTTAATCTTAGCCATCACCTGCTGCTTACCTTTATCAAATTGGTATGCTTTGTGCAGAGCAAGGAAGATTGACGGACGGTTCTCTTTCAAGACTTCTTCTTCAGTAGCACCGAGATCAATTGCATATTGCATCAGATTCTGATAAACGCTGTCATCCCAATTAGGAATCTCACGTTTCAATACATTAACACACTCAGTACATTTGGCTTGGAAGGCTTGTTGTTCCTTTGCTTGTGCATCTTGCTTAATTTTGACCTGAGCCTGTTCAAGCTGTTGACGACGAGCAGTGTATTTCTCTAAAAAGCGTTTGTTTTCAACATAGGCTTGTGGATCTTCAACTGCTAGCTTGTCCCAATCAAAACCGTTGTAATCTTCAATCACTCGGTCTGCTTCTAAGGATGCTAATTCTAATACATCCGCTAAACCACCTACACGCTCTTCAAAAGCTTCAACATGACGCTGAAGAACAGATTCCCGTTCAGTCATATCAGAGCCAGTAACATAGCCATTTGATAACTCTTCAATAGTCATCTCACGACCATCAGGAAGGGTGATAACAGTTTCATAATCTACATCGAAAGCATCGCCATCTTCGTAGTCACTGTCAGCAGCATCATCGTGATCTGCATCACTTGGCTCATCTTCCACATCCACTTCATCAGCGTCGCTGTCAGAATCACCTTCGTCTTCTTCACCTTCCTCTTCCGAATCATCCCATCCGTCTTCATCTTCGAACGCTAGGCTATCGCCTTTGCCCAGAATGTCAGAATCAATGTCGAACTGGTCACCGGCATCTTCCGGGAATTCATCGTCAATGTCCACTTCTGGTTCTTGTTCAGATTCTAATCGACTAAGGTCTTCTTTGAAGGAACCTTTTAAGTCATCTAACTGAAGGAATGATTTGAAATCGTTTGGGTCAATAAATTCATTTGCCATTAGGATTATTCTCCTGCACTATTGATAGCAGCTTTTATGACCTCTTTTAAGCTACCAACCATTTTATACTTTTGATAACACTCTTCGCGTTTCTTGGACTCATGAACGTCGGTAAGTACGATATCTCTCATAAGTGTTTCTTTTAATGCCTCTAATGCTGCGTCAAGAATGCCGTTATGATTGAGAGCCGCCAAAGCGGCGGCATGCTCTTCGTTAAATTTATGTCTAGTATTCATTCCGTGTCCTTATTTTCTACTACCAAGCTTTCTATTAGGAATACGTGAATCTTTGAGAGAACTTTGTTGTTCTTTCTTAGTTTCATTTGCTTCTTTCTTTTGGAGTTCCAAAGTTTTATCCTGAATGTGAGCTTGCTGGTCAATCTTCTCCAAATCAACTTGATGACTCATGGTCAACTGTAGTTCTTTCAATACTGATTCGTACTGACGAACCTGTTGCTGGAGCAGAGCTAACTTATGCTTAGCTTGTTCAAGAGTAGCTGAGTTGTCTTCCTTACGGTTCTCAAGAGTCATATGGTCTGCTGCATTTTCTTGCTTGAATTGCAGTTCTTCCTGACGTAAACTAAAGTCATCCGCAGCTTTCTGCTGTTCGAATGTAGTACGTTCACGCTGGTCGAATGCATCAGCAATCATCTTCTGAGAAGAAGCCTGTACGTTCTCAACCTGAGCTTTAGTCATCTCGAGCTGGAGGATTTCCATCGGAGAAGGCTGAGGCGGTTGATACAGTTCCAGAGGCATAAGGTATTTATGAGTATCTTTAATTCCCATCAGTTCAAAGATCTGAGCAGTCATATAACGGTCTTGTTCCAGAGTAAAGAGAGGTGCAAGTTGAGCATCAGCAGCAATCAATTGCTTCAGACTAATCAGTTTCTGTGCACGTTCTGCTTTCTCATTAGGAGAGATAGCTACAACAACTTGTAGATTGTGACGAGCTGGTAATTGTTTAGGATTAACTTCTACCATACCACGAGGGGTCTGTACCTGTAAAGGGACTTCACCATTTTCTCTGATAAGGTTATAAATACCACGCATTAACTCAACCATACCGTTATGTGCAATGTTACGACACACCATACGGAGACGGTTCTGTGCAGCATTCATCATTAAGCCAACAGTTGCATACGCATTATCATTCTTAAATACATCAGGGTTAATACCCATGCCAAGTTTAGTAACACCTGTACGAGTTTCTTTCAATTCATCAGACATACCCAACAGACCATCAATACCCTGAGGTAGATTGTGGTATGGGAAGAGATCAATCGCATCCTGACGCTCCATTTCTACTACACCACCCGGACGGTTGTCTAGCAAAGAACGACGGTCGTACGTGCCTGCTATCGCCTTATAGCGACCATAGTTGGCATTGTTAACGTTATCAATATAACCACGTACTAAAGCTGTACGGAGGTCTTGAATATCCTTAGTAATGTCATACACGGATTGACCATAGAAGGAACCCGGAATCGGATAAGGACAGAAAGTAACAAAAGGAATACTGGTAACTTCTTCACAGGAAAGGATGTGCTCGCCTGCTTGGATTACTTGGTACAATTTAGATTCTTTATTCTTATCTAGTACACCAGTACGAATATAGTGTTCATAGACCCACACCATAGAAGATACATCTTCAGTATCTACACCAATATCTGCATCAATGTCCTGTCTCCAGTCAGTACGTGACCAAGCAACAGTTGATTGAGTGGTATCCATTGTGTCAGTCCAATCGTTGAATGCTTCGATTTCGTCTTTAGGGAAACCAAGAGCAAGTAATTCATCTTTAGACTTACGTGTGCGATGGCAGAAATACTGAGCATCTGCAAAAGAGGTTGCATGTTCATCAACAAAGATTTGCTCTGAAGGAACATATTCAACTTTAACACGTTTAACAGTTTGTTTGTACGTGACCTTGACGTCAACCGTACCATCTTCATTTTCAGTGGTAAAGATTTCTAAATCTTGTAAACCACCTGCTTCCATACCTTGAACATATGCAGCAAGAGCTTCCGGTGGAACGCCCTCTGCCTCTTCAGTTTGAGTTGAGGTTTGTTCATCCCAATAGTATTTGATAAAAGAGTTACGTGTAACCAGACATTCCTGAGCCGCTGAGGAAATGATGTTATATCCCGGATTATCACGAAGCATGATTTGGTTGACAAGCTTAGTTGCTACATCAGCTGCATCAGAATCTGCTTGGTTGTCCGCAACAAACGTCACCGCTTCATCGCCTGAACAGAATACGTTAATGATATCTTGCAATGTACCGTTTACTGATTCCCATACTGTACGGTCTACCCAACTAGAGCTACCATCTGTAACTGGAGCAGGTAAGTTACCATAGAAGTATTCCCAAGCTTCACGAGCATAGCCTTTTACAGCAATGTCTACATAACCTTGAGCATAATAGAATCGACGTTGAAGGTCAACGCGCAGTTCATCCAAAATATCTTCACTAAATTTATTCTTAGCCATCTAATCTCTCCCTCGGTGATAGCTTGGAATGAGTTACTAAGAGGGGCCGTTGCACTCCCCTCACGTCAGCATGTCAGTATGCTGATACCATAAGCTAATGAGGGCAATAACTGACTTAACCCTCACTAGAAACACTTGTATTTAGTAACTCGAATTCCATCTGTTAATATTTTCTTGATAAAGCGACGAGCTACCATAGCTAGCGTCATGCTTAGACCGACCTCTGTGTGTAACAGAACACGCTGAATATCGCATTGCATCCATAAGGTCATCATGTTCTTTAATAATCTTACCAACTTTTCGATGGTAACGTGCTTTCTCTTCAAAGAGCTTAGCACATGCGGTAGTATTAAAGATTTTGAATCGACCTGACATCATACGTTCACGAATATCAGTAATTCCCGGCTCCACAAAGAAGTTCTTCTTACCATCCATTCCGATCTTGTTATGGAAGGTCTCACTTTGTACGTTAACACCTGCATTTTTATAGAATTGAGCTACAGAAGCACCACTACCCTTCTCGGTATTGTCCGCATCATGAGGTAGTATCACTGGAATCCACTGTCCACGTCCGTTAATTGCAGGAGCATGATACACTGGAGTGAAGCCGCTTTCTTTATAGCAGTCATAAACGTAGATTGTATCGGTGTTCGCATCGTATGCTGACCATACAGCTGCCGTCGGGTGATCAATACCAATATCAATGGCACATACGCGTTTCCATGTCTCAGGAATTTCAAACGGGTCACACTTAATTGAATCATCAGATACATCGTAAATCAAACCTGAACCCAACAGAGGCATACCTTTAGAGCGCATTTCTAATTGCCACGCTGGAATACCTTCAGTCATATCTTTAATATCTTGTTCAGAGATGTGTCCACCTATATCGACATGTGCATCCCACCAAGAAGCGTTCTGGAAATACAGAGAACCTGTGTTCTCGTCCCCTTCACCTTTCATAAACTTGTCCACCAGCTCTGTTAAACCGTTCTCTGGTGTTGCTGTAATAGTAACTAAACCTTTAGTAGTAAGTGTACGTGTAACGCACTGAGAGAAAATTGCCATACTTTCGTAAGGATCTTCTTCGTCCAGCCAAATATAGTCCACTGTAGCACCCATTAATGTGTGTTCACCCTGTTGGGTAGAACGGAATTCTAACGTACTCAGCCCATCGAATTCACCTCTAGCGTTTTGGTGCTTGATTTGTACGATTTGTAATTTATTACCATCTCGTTCAATTGTGTCTATGACAATTGCATCACGAGGAATAACTCCTGTTCCTATTAGGTTGGTGTCCTTTCCGATTGGTGTACCAAACAATTCCTTTTGCAATACCTTTCTTGTAGAGTCCCCTGTAATCCCTACTGCCCAAGCCAATATGGGTCGATTAAATCTATATCCTGTCCACCACGTTGGATAGCGACCTGTGACATGACAAGCAAACTCGTATGCCTCGCTGTAAGATTTACCAACACGGTTCGCTGCACACAAGAATCTAAAGCGATGCTTCAATCCTGCTGCATAAAACTCTTTCTGAAACTGGTATGCTTTGAAAGCTAGAATCCTATTATACTTTCTCCATTGATCTCTATCCTTCAGCATTTCAAGCAGAGCCTTTTTCTCCTCTGTCGTAAGCTTGTCTCCAGTTAGTGCTTCATATATTTCTTTATCTAATGACATGTTTCCTCCAATTGAAAATAAAAAAGGGAGAGATCCCTCGCGAAAAGAACCCTCCCCTCTTCATACAGGGTAACAAATCTCCTAGCGCTTTACTAGAAGGGGAACCCTTTCCTTTAATTAACTCTCGTCCGCTTCCTCCTCCTTTTCAGCGTCCTCAGAGTCCTCTGGAGGTAGCACATCTGTACCTAATGCTCCAGCCAAGAAGTCCTTGATTTGTGCGTTCAACGAATCCTCGTTAATTACATTCTCATCCTCAATCTTAATCTCAACAGAAGCTGCCTTCGGATATACCAGATCTGCAACTTTACTTGCAGCTTTGAATCTAAGATCAGGTGGAATATTTGGGTCTTCATAAATTTGAATCAGCACTTCATCAGGGGACAGATGACTTGCAGCAACTCGGTCCAACATGAGCTGTGTCAACTTACCTCTACTACCTTTGGGTCGTCCGAACTTATTTCCCTTTTGGAACTTCCCTGTGCTTGGCTCCATACCACGGCTTTCCAATTCATCAGTTACACCGGGTAATCTTCCTGTAACCTCAGCTACCTGTGTAGGCGTGAGTTCTCCTTTTTCTCCAAACATTGTATACTCCTTCTACATTATCGTTATAACAAAAAGCCTCCCACTGAAGGAGGCAACACCTTTATTAGTCTACATCACCTACGTGTAGGTTGAACAAAGTCTGGAGAGCTACCGTTTCACCTTTCCAAGTAACTGGAACGGACTTGTCATTCTCTACATCAAAAGAAGAGGACGCCAAAAATTTTTTGTATTCTTCAAGCTCGGGGTCCAGAGCTTGTTCACTAACATGCACCCACGTAACTACTTCATTACCTTCTTCATCAATTACTACATTACGAGACCATTGGTCTTTTGAATTGAGATAATTATTCAGAGCTTCATACTCGGCTTCTTCAATCATCTCAATCATCTCACGGGCATAATCCGGCAGGTGTGCATGTTTGTCAGATACATACGGAACAACTTCTAGATTGGAAGGAAGCTTACGTTTAACTTCCTTTGCTACAGTGAAATAATCTTTCACATCTTTAGCTTCTGTACGAGGAATCAAACCTTCCCATAATTCACGGGTTGAAGGAGCATACCCATACACAGAATCATGAGCCAATTGTTTTACCATCTCAACTCGGGATTTACCTCCAGTGGTTTCATGAACACGATTCAGATAGAGAGTGTCCTCTGATAAAGGACGGAGATTACCATTGTAAACAACCTCGCCTTTACATCCCATGTTCTCATAGATTGCATTCAGTGTATTAGTTCCTGTCATATTGTTATTCATCATTCTCTCCTTCAGTGGTATAACGATAATCTTTATAAGTCTCGGGTTTGTAGGTTATGCAAAATCTCATGTACAACCAACCCAATGAACTCAAATCTATTGTCACATCAAAATCTTCATCGTCGTCTAGGTCTACCAATCTACCCAAACAAGTTATTACTTCAAAGTCCCCATCTTCTTCAACTTTGAATGCACATGTCTCAGTGCGAAAGTAAGGAATCAACTCTGATAAAAAGTCTAGAAACATATTTGTTCTCCTCTGAGTAAGGGTCAACCCATAAAGGCGTATTCATCTAAAGGCCCACCCATGTATAAACCCGTGTACGCTGAAGTAGTTCACTACGTTCAAGTAAAGGGCATGTCATAAAGGCACCCTCATGTTAAGGCCATGTCATTAGTCATACTTGATACATCTTGCTATAGAGAAGCAGATGAATAAACAGAAGACTATTACTAACCAAAAGATTATTTCCATTAAGGTCTATCCATCCATGTACTGAATCTCAACTTACCACATTCCTTACACTTCCATGTTGATAGGTAGAGACCATGTATTCTTTCATCCCCGTAAGCTTTACGAAGAGGATAGTAATTGTGCTTACACTTCATCCGTCTAAATACTTTAATTAGATTCATATTCAACCTTATATATATCTGTTTAAAATTCTGATTTGACCGAGTGGGGCTAGGCGCTCTGCGGCGAATTGTTAAAAAGGGGGAGTCCTCAAATAAAAAAGGGTTATTCTGCTGGTGATCGTCTTTAGGAAATCAATCAGCCTTTAAGCTCTAAGCCTTGCCCTACCTGCTATCAGTGGCATGCCTACCCATAAATACCCTACCCATTGATATTAGACATGCATTATTTACCCATGTATATCTAACCAGTGATTTCCTACCCGTATTTCTCTTACTCATGTTGAGAAGGGATGAAAGGCCAGCCCTGATGACGAACTAGTAAAGGCTTGATTATATCGAAGCTATTAATACCAGTAAGCAACCATTGCAACGCCCCATAGTTCTGACCAACTGCCTTGCAGGTTGGCCCGGTTTGAATGTAAATGATTCTGAATGTAATGATTATGGGTGGATTAATGATGTATGTATTAATTAGATTGGTATTGATAATTGATGTTATTATTATTCTTTTAATACTTTCTTTATGTTCTTTCTTTTTCAGCGTTGCACGCAGTGCG